ATGAAAAAAATCATTATCTCGTTATTACTACTGGCAAGTTCAGGGGCCGCGCTGGCTGCGCCACAGGTCATCACCGTCAGCCGTTTTGAGGTTGGCAAGGATAAGTGGGCGTTTAATCGGGAAGAGGTGATGCTGACCTGCCGTCCAGGTAACGCGCTGTATGTCATCAATCCCAGTACGCTGGTGCAATACCCATTGAATGATGTTGCCAGACAGCAGGTAGAGAGTGGGAAAACTACGGCGAAGCCAATCGAGATTATCCAGATTGACGACCCGGCGAAACCGGGCGAAAAAATGAGCCTCGCACCGTTTGTGGAGCGTGCAGAAAAGCTCTGCTAATTGTCAGATGTAGCGTTCTGATTTCCAATAAAAAACCGCAAGGCTCTCTCAGGAGAACTTGCGGTTTTTACGTTTGGATGTGTGACAATCGTCCTTTTTTTCAGGCCACTTTAGTCGCGGACTGGAAAACCTGGCGCTGTCATCTATTCTTAAATGGCAGGGTAACTTAGCCTGCATTAATGCCAACTTTTAGCGCACGGCTCTCTCCCAAGAGCCATTTCCCTGGACCGAATACAGGAATCGTATTCGGTCTCTTTTTATATTCTTGTTTTCGTTGGGTTTTTTCGGTGCTTTCACGAAATCCCACGAAAATTACTCGAAATTTCCATATCCTGTCTAAACCATAACATATTCTGCACCACGTGCGTCCAGGTATTTTTTGGTCATTGTTAAATTTTTATGCCCCAGCAGCCTCTGTGCGAAATCCTCTCCGCGCTCCCTTTCATAGAGTCTACTCGCCAAACTCCTGATTTCATGGAACGGAGGAGGGTTGGGGCCAAACTTTAACTCTGTAGAATCCCTGATATCGGAAAACGCTTGAGTGATTCCGTCCGGAGTTAACGGACCTGGCTTCCTACCGCCACGCCTTACCGAAGAATAAATCATGAAGTCTGACGGGTTGTTTTTACGACAACGGTCGATAACATCCTGCAGTACCAAATCAGCAGAGTCCAGTCGCAAATCAAGTGGCAACGCCAATTTGTGACCTGTCTTTTCCTGCGTGACAAACAACCTTCCATCCCTGATATCGCTGAATCTGAACAACGATACGTCCTCTCTTCTTTGTCCGGTGACAAGTGCAAGGTCACATGCATTTGCAGCCCATTCGGAATGGGTTGTTGCGGCATCTCTTATTATCTCAAACTGTTCAAGCAAAAGACGCTCACGCTTCACTTTTGGTGTCGGCGTTCTTGTCGGCTCTGCCGGGTTCCTTTCAATATGCCCTTCGACAATCGCTTCCCTGAAAATATCCAACAACACCGAACGCAGTCCGGAGGCCATGCTCTTCTTGTCACAGAGTATGTAACTCTCAAGAAAAGAAGATACGTCCTTCGTGCTGACAGCAGATAGCGGCATACGTCCGAATTCATCACTGATAGTGGCGATCTGGTTACGCCTGACCTTCATCGTGTTGGGCTTCAATTCTCTTCGCTCAAGAATTACTTCGTAACGCTCAAGCCACGCTTTCACCGTAAATGTGGGTGTTTCCTTTATGCGGTCCAGCAGCGCTGACGGAAGGTAATTCTGTTCGATGTAGTTATTGGCTTCGATGGCCTGAGAAATGGCGTCCTTTCTGTCGATCCGGCCAAGAGATAACTCTTGACCGGTAATCGGGTTTCGCCAGCTATAAAGCCTGTCTCTTTTACGATAGGTCAGGTTACGGGGCAGGTTAGCGTCGTAACGAACTGGCCTTTTCGCCATGAGTCAGTCTCTCCAGTAGAGTGCCGCCAGTTGGCAGCGCTAGGTGTTTTGCTTTGTGACGAAGGTTCTTTTTGCTCGGATCCACATAGATGGCGTCAGGCTGAACCTTATATTCTTTGCCGTGAAGCTCCGGGGCAGGGAAAATGCGCCCCTCCCGCGCCCAGCGGCGAAGTGTTGAAAGAGACGGAGGGGTTGAATAAGTTGAATTCGCCCATTCCAGCAGATTAAGAAGCTTGGCCATACTACCTCCGGCTTCCGGCAACTTATTATAGAGCTGCCGGAAAACTGTTAATGAAATATCGTTATCAACTCACCTGACCTGGCAGCGCGCGCAACCGGCGCATACCTGTCATTGCCGTGGCCACGTAGCTCGCCTTACGGTTAACTACCTCAACCCAGACTTTTACGCCTTCAACTCTCACCGTGTACGTCTCTTTCATCTTGCTGCGGCCATAGTCGCCGTAACGTTCTGCATGAGTGGCCAGTGCTATGTCGCATGCCTGACGCGCTAATGGGGATTGCTGATTGGCTCGGTTAATCAGTCGCATTACATCTCCTCAGTGGGAGGGCGAAGCCTCCCGCCTCCCTTAGGCCACGTATTCCGGTTTCATATCCGCCAGGGTGATGCTGAACTGATCGTGCAGCTCGTCGCCTAGATGACGTTTCACCGTTGCAAGAACTCGCTCAACTTCCCCAAACCGTTCAGCTGCATCCGGTTCGTCCGGAGACGGTAGGGAGTTGATCGCTGCCTCAACCTTGTTACGTGAATCAACCAGGTAATAACGTTTCACCGCCTTGTTCTTCAGCTCAGTGAACAGGGCTGAACCCAGCGTAACCTTCGCGCTTTCGATATCAGCGCGCAGCGCTTTGGCGCTATCAACATCCTGTGCGGCATCTATACGCTCGCGGAAATCATCAGCCAGTGAGTCGATATTTACCGACGACTCCTGCGCGCTCTGCGTGGTTGTGACGGTGTCACCTGCTATTTCAGCAGCGCTCATTCGTTGTATTGGTGCAGGGTTAATTTCGCGCTCTGTTCGTTGTTCCAGATCTTCTCTGTCATAAACACCCATTGTGACTTCAGGGCAGTAAGTCCTCGCCCAATACTTGACGGCCAAATAACCTATTTGCTGTTTAGGTGCGGTTTTCCACAAAGGGGAATTTCGCGTAGTAATATCAGCAAGGTAAATTGGCTCTCCCCAGGTCACCTCTGTCTCGCCTCGAAGGACTGCTCCGACACGAACAAACAAACCTGATTCATCACGCCCGTCATTTTTGCCAACAATTTTTTCCCACTCGCCGCCGTACTCGTATTTAAAGCGCCCGTGTACAACTTTGGAGCTGGTGATTAAAGCGTTGTAAAGCTGTGTTTCATAACCCAGAGCCCCGTTAACTAGGTGTGTTTTCTGTCCTACAACAAATGGGTCCATACCCCAACGAGCGGCCTGCATTATTATTGCCAGGCAATCAGAAGGTCTTCCCTGTAGATGTTTCGGTACTGTCGCTACGCCCTGAGACATCACCTCTGCTAGCTTCATCATGCGATCCATGACGTCGATATTCAGAAGCAGGGATGTGTTATTCATCGTGTTCGGTTCGTTATGTTCAACAACTGCAACGTTGGTCTTTTCCATCATCATTCCCCTTATGCCTGAGTGCGCAGCGCTTCAAGGCGGCGCAGGTCGAAGTCGTTCAGTTCGTCGGTGTAATCAGCGGTGATCGGCGCTGGCCATTCGCCAGTGTCAAAGCCGGTAGCGATAGCGCGCATCGCCTTGCGGTACTCGAGCATGCCCAGTTCCAGCAGTTCGGCGGAGGCCTCGATGATGGCAATCCAGTGGTAGTTCTCGTCTTTGTTGACGAAAATCCAGAAGAACTGGTCCAGTGCTGCGGTCTCGCAATACATTGCCGCGCTCAGGTGGTAGTCACGGTCGATGATTTCGCGGTGCAACTTGGCGCGCAGGCCTTCCTGCTTAATGTTCCACATGCTGATGGTTTTCAGGTCGGCGCCGATGCGCATCCCGTCAAGGTCGATTTCCAGATCCGGGCGCACACGGACTTCCAGACCGGTTTCGTCGTCGAAGCCAAAGTAGCTGACTTCTACTGCGCGGCTCGGGTGTGTCAGTAGCTTGCCCGCGGTCGGGTGCTGGAGCAGGGCTTTCTGAATGCTCAGTGCAGTGCTCAGTTGCTGGCGGGTGACCTGCACTTTCCCATGCGGATTCTCGCGCCACGCATCCAACAGCTCGTCGGCGAAGACGGCGTCCGGATTAACAGACTTCACGGCCTGAATCAGATCTGCTTTGGTACCGGACACTTTAAGCGGCGCCTGCTTTTGCACTTCCTGTGCAACAAGGTCAGGATTGATGATTGCCAACTGCTCGAGTAATGCATCGCGGCTACCACTGGTTTTCACCTGTGCAGGCAGAGTGGCGTTGTATTCCTTGATGCAGGCTTTCATCGCCGCAGCGGTCTGTTTCTGATCCGCTTCGATACGCTGGTACTCTTCGGGCAGCGACATATAGCTCTGGCCGGTTTCCTCGGCTGAACCACCCAGCGGCACCTGTGCAGGCAAAGTGGCGTTGTATTCCTCTAACAAAGCTTTGATGTCGTCTGCACTCAGTTGCGCTGGCAGGCTGGCGTTGTACTCATCAATAAACGCGCGGATCGTTGCCGTGGTGGTAAATGCGCCTTCCGGAATTATGGGTTCAACGCTAAATTCTTCATCGAGCTGCTCTGGCTGCAACGCCAGTGCATGCACCAGGTTACCCATATCCAGTACAGAAGAGCGTTCTTTGATAATGGTTTTATCTACGTGGCGCGCATTGAAGTACATCAGCGAAACACGTGCGTCTTTCACCTGGGTAGAGCTGATACCGTTGGCCGCGTGATAAACCTCGTTCGGCAGACCTTCATAGCGGCCTGGCTCGAAGTAAGCAGGGTAAACAACAGCTGGTTCGTCAGATTGCGCTTCTGGCTCGGTTTGCGCCAAAACTGGTTCAGTCTGGTTTACAGAATCGCTATTTTGGGCGACAGAATCCGTATTCTGGTTTACATCGGCCTGCTGGCTGGTATGTGACTCTTCACCAGTTTCCAGACTGCTTTCGCCTGACTGCACTTCATCACCAGCCTGTTTTTCATCACTGACAGTTTCTTGAACCTGCACATCGCTGGTGGTCTCCGTAGCCTTTTTCGTGCCATGAGTTGCTGAATTCTGAAGCAAAGCCGTAACGTCGAATATTCCGTTGCCGACATTTTTAACCAGTTCTTGTTCGACTTTCTGCGGTTGTGCTGTCGCTTCCTCTGCGCGGCGACGTGCTCCTTCTTCACGCACGCGTTGCAGGTTCTCTTCGTGAGTGCAGAAGGATTTGCGCGGAGGCTCCTTACTTTCAGGTTGGAGAATTCCCTGTGTTGCGGGTTCGGCTTCATGCAATGGCAATAACTCGACCGCGGAATTGAACGCGGCTGTCATGGTCTGGTTAACAAATTCCAGGTGAGCGACAGGAGTGAGATGAATATTTTCCGGCGCGATACGTACCAGATTAAAAATAGCCGTGCGGTTAACGCCAAGAACGCCAGGCTGATTGCGCAGAATGCTGCTCCATGATTTCCACGGTTCTTCTTTTTTGGTCACGATTTCTTTAGCGCGACGAAGAATGCTGCCCGGGATCTCGAAGTGGTTGAAGTCCATAGGCAGAAGGGCACAGGCAATCTCTAAATCGAGAGTGTCAAGGGTGTGGTGTGCATCAGGTCCACGGTCAGTGACGTAACCGCCGTCGGCATTGGTGCCGGAATCAGTACGCTGCACGCTACTGATGCGATTACCTGCAGCCCATTCGCGAACAAGGATACCGCGGTCAATATGATCTGTAGCGAACCACAATTTCAAAAACTGAATTAAGGTCGCGAGTTCAGGGATTTTTCCATCGACAGGGAATGCTTTTTTAACAGCATTGACTGCTTTATGAATATCGTGCTCGATGGCTTTTTTAAAGTCTTCAACGTTTTCAGCGGCCAGCAGCAGATTCTGGATGTACGATTCATCAGTATCCATTTCGAGGCCAACGATTTCTTTTTTCTGCGCGGCATCGACGTGATAGAGATACTCACCAACACCAATGAACTGAGCCAGAACTCGATGACGGAAAGGCATGGTGGCGATAACAGTGAGAGCAGGCGTCGAAGTATTACCTGTGCTCTTGCTGTCAACAGCACCTGCGTTTTCCCCGAGGATTTCGCCGGTTTTGGTATCCACGCCGTTAACGATATGCTGACGTGCTTCGGCGGCAGCATCAGAAGAGGGCAACGTAACGCCGGGGATTTGTTCCCATGTCATGTTGTCGTCGCTGAGGCGGTAGAAATCACAAAACGTTAAGCTGAGTTCGCCTTCTGGGGGCAACTCGTTAACGACAGGGAAATTAGTGGCAACAGCTTTAAAATAATCTTTCAGCTTTGCGCCGGTTTTAATCAACAAATAATCCAGCGTTGCATTTGCAGCCTCAAAATCATCGCTGCACCAGAGCACCGCATCTTTATTACCGGATTGTTTTTTTGCTCTGCGGACTAAAAATACAGGATTAGTTCCACTCATCACTTTATCCTCGATTCGTGTAGAATGGAGGTGCCTTAAAGCACCCCGATATATCAGGTTGTTATGTCCGGTACGCTTTGGTCGGTTGGACCGGACAGGGCACGCCCGCTTCGGTGGGCGTTTTCTTAATGAACGGTGATGAAAACTCTTTCTGAGTAATCGAGTTTGTAGCTGCGGTAGTTACCAAACCCGGCCTTATCGCCATCGTTTACCTGAACCGCAAGTAGTGAAATAGCTGTTACTGCACAGTGAGGGCAATCGAACTGACCGAGCACATAGCCGCCATCGAGAACGACGGTTGTTTCACCGTTTTGGGCTGAGTGAATAACGCCAGACACTTTCTTTTCGCAGTTGAATAATGCGATTTCTTTATTTACTGCTTTCAGATTTAATTCGATTTTTACGATTTGCATAATTATTCCTGTTGGTTTATTTAGGGTGTAAGAATCTACGCCAAACTAATGGCGAATTTTTGATTTCATATTTAGGAACTGCTATTTAGCCTTCGTGCGCCATCTGGTCGTGCGAAGCGCAACGTCTGGAGCAATACTCTTTCTCTTTGTGCGCCAGCTGTGAGCCGTTGCGATAGAGAAGGGTGCTTTTGATTACTTCTTCCGGTTTAACCGGCTTCCTGCAATAACCGCATTTCTTCTCAAGCATCCGGATCCCCCTTCTGTGCCAGCAGGTAGCACAGCTTACGTAAAAACACCTCAATACAATTCAGCATTACGGCCTGCTGCCGGACTGGTTTGCGTGCGAAATCAATCATCGTATGACTCCAGTTCTCCAGAGAGAACGCCGCGTATTTTTTGAATCTCGCTACGTGAAATATCGCGTTGTTGATGCATGAAACGTTTAACAAGAGATAGAGCTTCGAGAACTGTATCTTTGTCTTGGTAGTTCATGTTCTCAATAGCGGACATTACTGCTGAACGAACCAGTTCAAGATTTTCTAATCCAGATAAAAGCTCTGCTTCTATGCTTGCGAATCCTGCGTATTTTGTGGCTAGTCTCAGTGGGTCTTTCATCTCACCCTCGATACGTTGTTTCTGGAACTCAGTGAACTTCGCTGGTGGCGCCGCGGCGCTGATCTTCACGGTTGAGCGTTTTAACTCTGCAATTCACCACCGCGAAACCCACTCTTATGTGCCTGTCTTTTATCCACTTCAGTCTCAGTGGCATGCTGGTAGTTCTCACACAGCCAGCAAGGAAACCTATGAGCAACTCAATCGAATTAACCCGCATTACTGAGGTTATTAAGCATCACGAGGAGCAACTTACAGCTCATCGATTTGTGATTAAGGCTCTTTTGTTTATTCAAACCCCGGCACAACTTAAGCTAATGAAGGAACTAATTAATAATTCCCTTGATTTTAAAGAGCATGACCACAAACTGATTAACGACAGTGTCATGCTTGAGCATCTCGAGGGAGTTCGTCGCGAGATGCCTCACTTATTTCCTGGGATATTTGACAAGGAAGAATAAACATTCCTGGCCGCATCGCTTAACTCCCTTCTATCGGAGAACGAAGCTGGATTTTTTGCCTGTTCCAGCAACTCCCGGCGGCTCGAGTTTGCAGCCGCCATTAAACATTCCGCAATGTCACTAAATTCATCTCCCTTTAATCCAGCCGCTCTCAGTTCGGCCTGAATGAACTCCACCGCTTTCACAGACACTTCCAACACAGCTTTTGATTTATCCATCTCACATCTCCTGTGTTTGCCCTTGTCGCCAGGCTGGCGGAACGTTTCAAACCTACTGCGCGTTAATCTCATCACCTCATTCCGGTCTTCGTATGCCCCGGACGGCTACTTCGTGGGCGTCCTGCCTCGGTGGTTGTGTTGATGGAGTAATTAAACACAATGTTTAGTTGCGTGTCAACATAGTGAGTGTTTTTGTATAAACAAAAAGTTTAATTGGTTGCGCGAGTTGGCACGCGTAGCATGTTTTGTGGTCTATTTTGTGGTTATAAAAACCTCGATGAGGGTGCGATATGGAAAAGTTTTACGTGGGTTACAACGATGTATGTCAGGCGGTAGGTAGAGCGACGCTGAATCTGATATCACATGGAGACGCGCCAACTACTGAGGCGATCATTTCAATGCTGGAGTCACTGGGGGATATTGAGCAGAACGCTTTTTGGCGACAGGTATTCAGGTTTGCAGCTGAGGAAATGCGAAAGGGGTAGGTAAAAGAAACCCGGCACGGTGGCCGGGTAAGAAAAACTCGTTAATGGGGTTTAGGAAGTGTAGGCTTTTGAAGAGCTAAAATAATTTTTTCTGCCTGAGGTGCTGGAAGTGCTCTCTGTTGGACTTTATTTGCGAGATAAGATTTCAAATGAATGTTCACATAGACAGTGTAAAGCCAGTCTCTAAATATGCCCAATGCTGAGTTTGGGTAGATGTACGCCTCTTTCTGTGTACCTTTGCTTTGCGGGAAATCATCTGGGTAATTGTGTGGGTGCAGAGTCCTTTCCCCGTGAGTTTCAGCTAAGTTGTTTTCCTTCCAATACTTCGCCCATCTCTGGCCAACGCTTATGTCAGGAATGGAGTGGGGATCTAGTTTGAACTCGCTATTTATGAGCCGCACAGTGAGGTCAGCCATTTCTCTGAATATCGAGAAATATCCAATAGGAATGCTGTCATTTGCGATTATGCGTTGTTGAAACACATTCCAGGATTCACTTATTACCTCAGTGTTTTGTTGCTGATAACCAGAACGCTCATAAATCATTCTCTTAAGCGTATATTCAGCAAGTCTAACGAAATTATCGACTGCGGTGCTGTTGTCAAAGTTATTAGCATCAAAGGCATAATATCTTAAAATCGCCATGCAAACATAATCTGGATATGCATGGGTTTCAACCCCAACAGAGTTCACTACTCTGGTGTACAGTCGATCTAGATCGCTAAATCCACGAGATGCAAGGTAACTAGATACTTTTTGCCCACGAGGTTTATGTTTTTCGGTTTCCCAGTTAGATGTGAAAACCCTTAGAGGTGTATCGTCAATTCCGCATAACTTAGCTAACCCATACAAAGTCAGATAAGGGGTGCCATCGTTAAGCACACCCATTGGCATATCATCTGAAACAACCTCTACCACCGGAAATAACTGTATTTGCTGTAGGGATCCGTTATTGCTAAAGTCAGTCATAACTTGTTGTTATCCTTATTGAAGTGGTAGGGTTTTAATGTTCTACATCACCCTTAATCCGCCGTCCCATGTACTTGGCGTACAGTTCGTCGAGTTCTTTCAATCGCAGAGATACGATCCGCAACATGTTCTGTTGTTCTTCTTCGTTTGGTAGTTGATTATAGAGTTCCAACAGTCTCCGTTCGTCGTGTCTCAAACCGTCCTTAGCATCCACGTCCTGACCTAGAACCCACTCAAGACTTACGCCTAGCGCATCGGCAAGTTTTATTGCTGAGCTTTTTCCTATCGCTCCTCTGACAAACCAGTTGTTGACTGATTGTGCGCTCACACCACAGATTCTCGCTATATCCGCTTTGGATATGCGCTTTTTCTCGATGATTTCATTTAACCGCCGAACCTGCGGGTTATCTGTTTGGTGTGTGTTTTTTCTCATATATCAAGATTCTAAACTAAAAGTTTATCGCCTCAACATTCATAATGTTGACTTGAGCATAAACATAATGTTTAATTTGGTTTGTTATTACTTGGAGCCAAATATGAAAGCACTTGATAAAGCAATATGCATCGTAGGGGGTGCAACCCGTTTAGCAGAAAAGCTCAATGTATCTCCAATGACGGTCAGTCACTGGCGTCACCGTGATAATGGATTCGTACCGGCTAACCGTGTCATTCCTATTTTCAATGCTACAGGTGTAACTCCACATGAGTTACGCCCTGATTTGTACCTCAACCCTACGGATGGATTACCAGTTCAGGAAGCGAGGGCATAACAATGCAATCACTATCACTTCATCAAAATAGCGGATATCAACCGGCTGCGATGATAAATCGCAATCAACCTGTCTCGGTAGATAAACATGACCAGATCCGCGATGCCGTTCGTGCGTGGGCGGGTGTAGATGGCCAGGACGTAGTTACGGCTCTGATAATCGAAGAGTACCGGGCGAAGGGTGGTGACGAGATTACTTTCCCTGGCGATCTCAGCCGACAGCGTCAGAAGCTTTTCCGCTTTCTCGATAACCATTTCAACAGCGAGCGGTACCGCGAGAACGTTCGTCAGTTGACTCCGGCAATTCTTGCTGTTCTGCCGCTCGAGTTCCGCAATCGCCTGCTACCAGAAGACAACGTTATGGCTCGTCTGGCTCGGCTGGAGAAAGAAACCAGCGAAGCGAAGATAGCCGTCGCGATGGATGCTCCACGTCATCAGAAGCTGAAAGAGTTGAGCGAGGGGATCGTGGAGATGTACCGCGTTGACCCTGGCTTAACCGGTCCGCTGATGGAAATGGTGCAGATGATGCTGGGGGCTATATGACCGGTTCAAAAATGGCGAAAGCCGTGGTGCGCGAACACCAACGGCTTTCAGGTGCAATTCGTTGTGGACTCATTGCGAGGAAATTATGTCAGAAAAATCAGCCTTCAGAAAGATAGATGGGCCACCACTTTAGCGATTAAGAGGTTTTTATGCGTGATTACGCAACCGTTGCGCCTCAGTTCTGGCTTGGAAAAACAGGCCGTGAACTGAGGAAACAAGGCGCGGAGGCGCAGGTGGTTTCGTTCTATCTGATGACCTCGCCACACGCAAATATGCTCGGGTTGTATTACCTGCCAATTCTGTACATAGCCCATGAAACAGGTCTGGGCTTGGAAGGGGCTTCGAAGGGGCTAAAAAGCTCCATTGAAGCGGGATTTTGTAGCTATGACGAGGACACTGAGATGGTTTGGGTGCATGAAATGGCCGCTTATCAGGTTGGTCGATCACTGAAGCCAGGGGATAACCGTTGTGCTGGTGTCAGGAATGAGTATGTGTCATTACCTGAAAACCCTTTTTTATCATTATTTTATGAACGTTATAAAACGGATTTTCACCTTAATTTAAAACGTGAATCGCGCCAAATTTCCGAAGGGGCTTCGAAGGGGCTACGAAGCCAAGATCAGGAACAGGATCAGGAACAAGATCAGGATAAAGATATTTTGGGGCATGGCGCCGCCACACCCCGAGGGAAAAATACTTATCCGGATGATTTTGAACTGGCGTGGCAGGAATACCCAAAACGCGCCGGTGGTAACAGCAAGGCTGATGCGTTCAAAGCCTGGACTGCACGTATTAAATCCGGAGCAACAGTTCAGGAGCTTACCGATGGTGTTCGGCGATACGCGGATTACGTAACTGCCGCTGGAAAACTTAACACCGAGTTTGTGAAACAGGCATCCACGTTTTTTGGCCCCTCAAAGCACTACGAAGAGTCGTGGTCTTTAGCGAAGCCAGATGGAAAAAGGGATCCGAACAAAATTTCTCAGCCAGATAAAGCGATTCCGGCCGGATTTAGGGGGTGACGATGAAAAACATGGTTTGTACCGGAAATGCTCTCGAGCGCCTTAGAAAACTCATTCCACCTGGCGTTCAGCCGAAGTTCACCAGTGCAGCAGAGTTGTTGGCCTGGCAACGGGAAGAGGGCTTGAAGCGGTGTGAAGAACTGGACAGGGCGAATCAGAAAGCCCGGACAGAGAAAATTTTCGGTCGCTCAGGAATTCAAAGCCTGCACCGCAGCTGCACGTTCGCGAATTACCAGGTATCCGGGGAAGGGCAGCGTAAAGCCTTCACGATGGCAAAGAGCTACGCGCAGAACTTTGGGGTCGGCTTTGCGAGCTTCGTGTTCAGTGGTGGTCCTGGTACTGGGAAAAACCATCTGGCGGCAGCGATCGGAAATCATCTCCTGTCTGGTGGCCAATCAGTGTTGGTAGTAACTATCCCTGACCTGATGCTGCGCGTTCGCGAGTGCTACGACGGTGGTCAATCAGAGGCTGCGTTGCTGGACGATCTCTGCAAAGTCGATCTGCTGGTGCTGGATGAAGTCGGTATTCAGCGTGGAAGTAACGGCGAGAAAGTCATTCTGAATCAGGTTATCGACCGTCGCCTGTCGTCGATGCGTCCGGTAGGGATCCTGACAAACCTGAACCACGACGAGCTTCTCGGGGCGTTGGGTGCGCGGGTTATCGACCGTCTTCAAATGGATGGCGGGATGTGGGTGAACTTTGACTGGGGTAGCTACCGCAAAAACGTTAGCCATCTCCGGGTCGTTAAATAACCTCGAGGGAAAATCACTATGGCAAGCAAATCACTGTGGGCAATTGTCGATTTTCTTCGGGTTAACCAGACCATCACGCCGCGACAGGTTAAGAATCTGCTGGGATGCGACAGTAAGAAGGCACACAACCTGCTGCTTCACCTGGTACGTAGGGCAGTAGTTATACGAGCTGGCGAGCCACATCACCCGGTCTATTATCATGGTTGGTAAGAATAAGATATTTTACATCGTAAAATTCTGGAAAATTTCATCAGAAATTAAAAGTTAATGGTCTTATAGAGTGTGTACATTGAAAATGAGGTATATATGAAAAAGGCCATTGCTTACATGCGTTTCTCGTCAGCAAATCAGGACAAAGGGGATTCATTAAGGAGACAGAAAAAACTAATAGATGATTGGCTTAAAAATAACCCGCAATATACTCTTGACCCAACTACATATGAAGATTTGGGTTTAAGTGCTTATAAGGGGAAACATGCCAGAGAAGGTGCATTTAGTGAGTTTATTGATGCTCTGGAGAATGGGGTTATCATTCCTGGTACAGTTTTACTCGTTGAAAGTTTGGACCGGCTTTCTCGAGAGAAAATCGGAGAGGCTACAGAAAGACTAAAATATATCTTAAAATGTGGTATTGATGTCATCACACTTAGTGATAACACCCAATATTCTGAGGCATCGCTCGATGACCCCTATGCACTCATCAAAGCAATTCTAATTGCTCAGAGAGCTAATGAAGAGAGCGAAATAAAATCAAGTAGGGTGAAACTCTCTTGGAAAAAGAAAAGGGATGAGGCCGAGTTAAACGGTAGGATAATGACAAAAGCATGTCCACGCTGGTTAAGAGTTAGTCCTGACTACAGTCATTTTGAAGTGATAGAATCAAAGGTGAAGGTGATTAAGAAAATTTTTTCGTTACGTAAAGAAAATAAATCTCTGACAGCTATTACTAAATATCTTAATGACAGGTTGATTGAAAATATGACTGGTACCCCTGGTGAGTGGAGTCCCTCTGTCATCGAAAAAATCCTTGGTAACAAAGCGCTTATTGGTATTTGCAGACCAACATATAGAGGACGTGCAAAAGGCGTTAATGAAATAATTGATTATTACCCAAAAGTCCTTACTGATGATGAATTTTATGCTGTTCAGGAGGTGCGATTGTCTCCATTCGGTTACAACTCTCACAGCGGTAACCCATATCTTATAAACCTGCTGCGAACCGTGATGAAGTGTAAATGTTGTGGGAATACCATGATTATCACTGCAGTTAGTAAGTCTGGAAAGGGTTATTATGTATGCCCTATGAGAAGGCTTCATCGGTGTAAGAGTCCATCGATTAAAAGAGAACTTGTCGATGTTAATCTGATTGAAGAGATACTTTTCAATTTTGATAAGTTACAGATTGAGTCAAATCAGGTAAGTTTGCAGGAAACATTAGAAAAAAATAGCATTGATTTACAGCTTCAAATAAACAGTCTCGTACAGGCACTTACAATAGCCCCTGAAGTAAATGTTTTGGCTGGTAAAGTTCGTGAACTGGACCGTAAGTTAAAGAAAATCGAAACTACAATCAAGGTTTTGAAAAATAAAGCTAAGAAGGATAAAAGTCGCGGGAGTAAAGAACTAAACTTGTCACTAAAAGAAGATAGGGAGGTATGCAGGCGACTTGCCTTTAAATCATTTAGGGAGGTCTATATAGATACTGAGACGAAACAATGTGACATTTATTTTACAAATGGTCTTGTTTTCAAAAATTTCCCACTCAGTAAGAGATGTCGTGCGGACAGTATTATTTCAACATTGAAGTATATGGATGAAAACACTGTTTACTTTTAGCGTTTTAATAAACACATATCTAATAACGTGTGCGCACTTTATCGATAAACTGCATTCTTACCATTTGCAATGTAGCTGGAGAGATTCACTTACCTGAATGATTCTCCATAAGGCATGACTAAACCAAACCCCCGTTCAGGCACTGAGGTAGCCATATAAATCAAGGTCAGAACGGGTTTTCGTTCCTTTCAGCCCCTGTATAACTGATTTAGTAAATTCCGAATACTCGGAAAAATTCAGCGTATACAACGGCATGGCTTTGGCGAAAAGTGCTATTAACCACTTGAATATGAGGTTTAATAGGTGTACTGTATAAATGTACAGTATATTGATGTGGAGGGAATTATGAAGATAGAACTTACCATCAACAAATCAAAAGACCTGCCGCGCGGCGCCATACCCGCACTTGAGACAGAGTTGCTTAAACGACTTCAAAATCAATATGAAAATTGTTCTCTGGTTATCCGCAGGGCTGGTGGTGATAGCCTGACTGTTTTCGGTGGAGATAAGGGCGTCAAAACGAAGGTGGAGGAAATCTTGCAGGAAACATGGGAAAGCGCCGACGACTGGTTTTATTAACATAGCGCTTAAGGCTGGCGCGCATTTTTCAGAATACCGCAATTTGCGTATCCCTCTGATGCTGCTGCCGACAATCTTCAATCGCGTCTGTACGTCGCTCGAAGGGAGAACAGAATGTGAGTGATTCTGCTTTGCAAACGTCAGAAGACAACTGGTATGACATAGTAAGACGGTCTGACGGCTGCGTGGTGTTTAGCTTTCCTTCGTCGGGCAGGCATCTGATTTATCGCGTTAATGGAATGGTATCAATGCGACCTTTGCGCGATGATGAAGAGGTCTTTACTCCTAATGGTTTTGTGCAATTTATCCGGCGTCTCGGCTACCGGGTAACTCCGCCTTCTGATAATATGAAATCAACGGTCTGAACAACCGTAACCTACTGCGCCACGGAGAGAAACCATGGCGCACGAACTACAACTCATCAAGCAGTCTTCAGGAATCCTGATCCCCGCGACGCCGGAGACCAGCGATATTCTGCAATCAAAAATCAAACTCGGCGCTGTGCTGGTGGCTGAGTTCCGGCAGGCACGCAACCCGGCCTTTCACCGTCGTTTCTTCGCATTACTCAATCTCGGTTTCGAATACTGGGAACCTACCGGCGGGGCAATATCTTCCAACGAGCGTAAATTGGTGACCGGGTACGCCAGATACCTTGCCTCATTCGGAGGAAGTGAAACAGCTCTTTTTGATGCTGCCGAGCAGTATCTGGTGCAGGTAGCCAGTCGCCGAATTACCAATGGGATCAGCCTGTGTAAATCCTTTGACGCGTACCGTGCATGGGTAATTGTCGAGGCCGGTCACTACGACGCCATTCAACTGCCTGATGGCACCCTTCGTAAACATCCCCGCAGTATTGCCTTCGCTAACATGGACGAAACCGAGTTCCACCAACTGTACAAAGCCGCGCTCGATGTTTTGTGGCGTTGGGTATTGTCCCGGGCATTCAAGGACCAGCGTGAAGCGGAAAACGCCGCATCGCAGCTAATGAGCTTTGCGGGGTGATGGCGATGAAAATAAGTTGGTTTCACCATCACGAATGCACAACCGAACAGGCCGACGAGCTGGTGGCCAGTTACCGCCATCGTGGCGCCACGGTAGAACGCAGCCTTAATCGCGACAACATCACCTGGACTGTCAGCGTGCAGCTGCCGGAAAGCGAGATAGCGCCGCGCCCGAGTAAGGTCTGGCAAAACAGGGCGTGGGGTTGAGTATGGCTAATACCGGCTTGGGCTTATAGAGAACATCGGGTCTGAACGCGTTGAGGCTCTCGAAAACAACAACGCCCCACACCGATATGCCATCGAAGAACTCGAAGCCATCAGGAAGCATTACAGCGCATTGCGTCGCGAGTTAATTAAGAGCAGGGAGGCAGCATGACACCAGAACTGATTGAGGTCCTTCGCGTGCGCTGGCAGCGATTGCGCTTATATCATTTCCCGGGCTCTGTGCTGACGGACTACCGGATACTGAAGAATTACATCAAAACCATAGGCGGTGCTGTATGAATACTCAATTTCTCGAATACGTGCGCCAGCAACTGATTATGGCCACCGCCGACCTGAGTGGTGCAACGAAAGGGCAGTTGATGGCCTGGTTGGAGAACGCGCAGTTCGATACTGGAACGTTTAAACGTAAAAAGCCTCGAGTGATGGATGAAGTGACCGGGAAAATGATTACGTTGGATAACCCACCAATACCCGGCAAACAGTCGCATGCTAAGGGATCGCACATTCCCCTGGTGCAGCCAGTTGAATACTCCACTGCATCGTGGCGCCGCGCGCTGATGTCACTCGAAGAACCCCAGAGGGCCTGGCTACTGTGGAACTACAGTGAGAACGTAAGCTGGGAGAATCAGGTGTTGATTACTCAGTGGGCGTGGTCGCAATTCTGCGCGTATCTGGCCGGGAAGAGGGTGGCGAAGAAGACCGTCGAACGGTTGCGACAGCTTATATGGCTGGCGGCACAGGATGTGAAGGCTGAGTTAGCTGGGCGCGATGTCTATCAGTATGGTGATCTGGCTGCGCTGGTGGGGGTTAACAAAACAAACTGGTCTCAGAATTACGTTGAACATTACGGCACAATGATCAGCCTGTATAAGAGACTAGATTTTCAGGCATTACATCATGTTTCGCGATCACGTTCACAACAAAAGGCGGCAAATTATCAGCAAAATATTGCAGAAATGAACTAATTAGCATATATTTCGTGTAAATCTGATATTGTGCCATTGTTGTATGCACTGGCAGTAAATGAGTTTTCAAGCCTGAGGTTAACGCCTTGGGTTTTTTTATTTCCCCTCGTTCTGAGAGTACTCACAGCAATAAGAGGGGGCGAAATGTTCGATACTGTTCCAGTGATAAAGTTACAAATGGACAGTTAAAAGGGATGCTCTTTAATAAGCCCGCAATCACGGGCTTAAGTTAGTTACCGAACTACCAGTACAGGGCAGGTTGCATGCCGCACAACTGCGGCTGCGGTAGAACCTAAAAGGTAGGTTGTGATGTCTGGTCGGTGTGAGCCGATGATGATTAAATCAGCGTCGATAGCTTTAGCGAGTTCAAGTATTTTATCTTTAGGTGAGCCAGATACTGCGTGAGTTTGTATTTTCATCGCAGGCACATTGAATTGCTTCACAATCTCATCAAGTTTCATTAATGCAGTATGTTGAAATTCCTTTATTTTTGGCATTTCGGCTGTATATGCCAAACCTAATGATGAGTAATAAGGTAATGTAGGAACCACTGTCACAAAGTGAACTCTGGCAGTATTCAATACAGAATGAGCCTGAACATAAGGTATAACTTGCCGTGTCAGGTCAATCTCAGAAACATCAATTGGCACTAAAATAGATTCGTACATTTTAGCCATCCTGTTTGTTTTTTGTTCATGTTTGAGTTTAGTACCTGGGACATAAAACAATGTGTCCTGGCTGGCAGAACTTACGAATTGGTACCTTCATACTATTTGTGCTTTCAACCTAATGAATCCGAGGGACTTATTGCTCAGGATCTAAATTGCTTGAAGCCTCACTTACTTCACAAATGCAAACAACCTTATTTATTCAAGGCTGCCGTATGGCGGTCTTTTTCATTTCAGGCTCACGGGAGTCATCCGCTACGTGCTTTGTTGATAAATCCAGCCCGTGAAGCCTGACATTCCTTAATCAAGCACAGCGCCATCCGAAAAATCGGAGGTGAGGCTATGACCAGAATGAGCACCATTTACAGCAGACTTTCATATGGAACAGGCACCACGCTGACCGGCTGCGGTGTATCAGCGAAGGCATACGCCGAAACAGCTAAAACAGCAAAAGAGGTGTCCTGGATGTTGGCCGACAGGATTGCAGGATTAAGCCTGAGCGACTGGGCAATTATTGTCGGTATCGCATGCACCGTTATCACCTGTGCGGTGAACTGGTACTACAGGCAAAAGGAAAGGGAGGACCGGCTTAATGGCAATGTCACCAAAGCTGAAGAATAAACTGAGCGCAGCAGTCGTTGGTCTGATTCTTGCCGGGGCTTCTGCACCCGTTATTCTCGATCAATTTCTGGATGAGAAAGAGGGTAACAGCCTGACGGCGTATCGCGACGGCGGCGGACTCTGGACGATTTGTCGTGGTGCCACGATGGTTGATGGTAAGCCAGTAGTTCAGGGCATGCAGCTGTCTGCCGAGAAATGCGCCCAGGTAAACGCCATTGAACGCGATAAAGCGCTGGCGTGGGTTGACCGAAATATCAAAGTACCACTGACCGAACCACAGAAAGCGGGGATTGCGTCTTTCTGTCCATATAACATCGGCCCCGGCAAATGTTTCCCGTCCACGTTCTATAAGCGAATAAATGCTGGAGACCGTAAAGGTGCCTGTGAAGCTATTCGCTGGTGGATTAAAGACGGTGGCCGCGATTGTCGCCTGACCAAAGGCCAGAAAAATGGGTGCTATGGTCAGGTAGAGCGGCGAGATCAGGAAAGCGCGCTGGCGTGCTGGGGGATAGACCGGTGAGTCGACTAACAAACATCATCATTACTGTGGTCATCTGCATAATCTTATCTCTAGGCTGGGCCGTTAACCACTACCGCGACAACGCCATCACCTACAAAGACCAGCGCAATAAGGCCACCGAAAAACTCGGCCTAGCGAAAAACACCATCAAAGACATGCAGATCCGACAGCGTGATGTTGCGACTTTGGATGCCAAATACACCGGAGAACTGGCTGATGCGAAAAAGCAGTTGGATGATCTGCAGCGTTGCGTTAGCACTGGTAAGTGTGGGCTGCACGTCAACGCAAAATGTCCCGCGAACGGAGCGACCGGCTCCGGCAGCCTGGGCGATGCTTCCGGCCCCCGACTTACTGACTCCGCTGAACGGGATTATTGGCGTCTCAGTGCCGGAATTAATACCATCACCGGTCAAGTGAACTACCTGCAGGACTACATCCGCACGCAGTGTTTGAGGTGAGCTGTGATTATCTGTTGGAGTGAGGTCTAGTAACTTTATTCTATTCAGGTTTTTTATACATGCTTGGGTCCCAAGGCATGTTCGGGTCGTAATCATCGGGCGGACGATGCTGTGGGGCGGTGATATACCACAAAACACCAAATCTATCGATTACAGTGACAGCGCAGGGGCTCCATGGTAATGGCCCAATCGATTCTTTGATTGTTCCTCCCTCGGCTAAATGCTTGTATGCTTTTTGTACCTCCGACTCATCTGCCAATGTAACACCCAACGTTACCGTATGTTCCATCGCAGCTTCACCCTGTCCTTCAACGACACTAAATCCGTGTCCGTCTTTTGACAATTCTGAGTGAAAATAGCTTCCATCAGGGTTTTTCACATGATAACCAAGCTCAACCCCAAAAGCTTTTTGATACAACTCCACCGCTTCCGCGCTATTTTTTACATATAGCCCAAAGTCTATTTTCATACTATAGCCTTCTTAGGAATTCACATGGAACTCACCGACAAGCATTAAATGTTCTGTCGCGAGTACATCATTGATTCAAAATACTAATATCCTTCAATTCAAAAATAAAAACTAGGGGACGTTATGGCAATACCGGACTGGGGCGAGCTTCAGCGACGGTTCCTGTCCGATCATGCCGCAACCGGCGTATCACCGAAGGATTGGTGTGAAGCGCAGGGACTGAATTATACATCTGCGCGGCGCTACATTAAAAAGCCAACTGCGCAGACTGCGCAAAAACCTGCGCAGAAGAAATTGCGCACTGCGCAGAAAGAAAAAAGTGCAGAGGAACTGGTTAACAGCAAACTCAGCCCGAAGGTAAAGTGCTTCATTGCTGAATTTCTGAAGGACCAGAACGCCACGGCAGCCGCTGAGCGTGCTGGCTATAGTGACCCAAACTATGGTCGTCAGCTCATAACGAATCCTAACGTTGCGCAGGCCATTGCGCAGCAGCAGAAAGCCTCTATTGCGCGCACGCTTGGCAGCGCTGATGAAGTCCTCTCGCAGATGTGGCAACTCGCCACTTTCGATGCCAACCAACTCTCACAGTATCGCCGCGGTGCCTGCCGCTATTGCTGGGGCTTCGGTCATCACTATCAGTGGCGTGACATGGTGGAGTTCGAGGAGCAACGGCTTAAAGCCCTTGAGCGGAAGGGCAAAGAGCCGGTAGACGTCGGAGGTTATGGCTACGACCACAACCGGGAGCCAAACCCTGGCTGTCCGCGCTGCAATGGTGATGGGATCGGACAGCCATACTTTGCTGATACCCGAAAACTTCCCCCTGATGCTGCCCTGGCTTATTCCGGCGTGAAGCTTGGCAAACATGGTGTGGAAATTACCGCGATAAGCCGTGAACGGATGTATGAAGCCGTGATGAAGCGGCTTGGCCTGGCTGATAGTGAGTTTGCGCAGCGACTTCAACAGATTGAAATCGAGCGCCGGCAACTGGAAGTGGAAAAACTCCGTAAAGAACAGGCTGCAGATCCGGAGGATGACGAACCAACGCCAGTTGCAATCAATATCAACGTAGTTGATGCGCGAGTGAGGGAAGAGGATGGCGATAGCACCAACGCTTAACATCCCGCAGGCCCGATTCCTCGCAATGGAGCACAAATTTAAAGCCTACGTGGCCGGCTTTGGTTCTGGCAAGACGTGGGTCGGTTGCGGTGGTATCTGCAAAGGGATGTGGGAGCATCCGAAAATCAACCAGGGCTATTTTGCACCTACTTACCCCCAGATCCGCGACATCTTTTACCCCACGGTCGAAGAGGTGGCCTTTGACTGGGGGCTGAATGTCAAAATTAACGAGGGAAACAAAGAGGTTCACTTCTACGTCGGGCGCCAGTACCGCGGAACGACGATTTGCCGCTCGATGGAGAAACCACAAACCATCGTGGGTTTTAAAATCGGTAACGCGCTGATTGATGAACTGGACGTAATGCCCGCCAAAAAGGCGCAGTTAGCCTGGCGAAAAATCATTGCCCGTATGCGTTACAACGTGCCAGGACTTCGCAACGGAATAGATGTCACCACGACGCCAGAAGGATTTAAATTTGTTTATCAACAGTTCGCAAAGGCTGTGCGCGATAAACCCTCGCTCTCTACGTTGTATGGTCTGGTGCAGGCCTCGACATTCGACAACGAAAAGAACCTGCCGGCGGATTACATCCCGTCCCTGATGGAGTCTTATCCGCCTGAGCTGATTAAGGCGTATTTGCGGGGCCAGTTCACCAACCTGACCAGCGGGACTATTTACCATCAGTTCGATCGTAAGCTGAATTGTTGCACTGAAGAAGAACAGCCTGGCGAGCCACTTTACATCGGTATGGATTTTAACGTCGGGAAGATGGCCGGGATCGTTCATGTGTTGCGTCTTGGACTTCCGTTCGCGGTTAACGAGATAGTAAAAGCCTACGACACCCCTGACATGATACGCATCATCAAAGAGCGATTCTGGTTGTTCGACGGTAAAGATTATCGGAAGGTCAGGGAAATCTATATCTACCCGGATGCTTCCGGTGATTCGCGTAAATCGGCCCACGCCAGCACTACGGATATAGCACAGCTTAAACAAGCTGGTTTTAACGTGATAGTGAACGATTCAAACCCGCCAGTAAAAGACCGCATTAACTCCATGAACGCCATGTTCTGCAACGGCAATGGTGAACGTCGCTATAAAGTGAATGTAAAACGATGCCCGGTTTACACCGAATCGCTTGAGCAGCAGATCTGGGGAGAGAACGGAGAGCCAGATAAAAAGGCAGATAATGATCACCCTAACGATGCCGGCGGCTACTTCATCGTGAAGCAGTTCCCAATCATCAAACCGACAGGTAAATCCACACCACTTCGGATGTAAAACCATGCCAGATATTTCAACACCCAATCTCGACTATAACGACATGGTTGAGGCATGGGATATTAACGATGCTCTGATGGGCGGGACGCTGGAAATGCGTCGGCAGGGGAAGGCATATCTCCCCAAATGGCCTAACGAAGATCCCGAAAGTTATAAAGAGCGTTTATCTAAAGCCACGTTACTCCCGGCCTATGAAGAGTCGATAAAACAGAATATCGGGCGCGTATTTGCTGAACCCACGGTATTAAGCGAAAACGCGCCGGAAAGTATCAGAAAGCTTTCGACTGATATTGATATGGAAGGAAACCGCCTGGATGTCTGGGCGCAACAGTTCTTCAGTATCGGTTTCCAGTACGGCCTGGTTCATGCGCTGGTGGATTACCCGCGTGTAGATCCGGAATCTGTAAAAACAAAAGCAGATGAAAAAGCAGCCGGGAGCAGGCCATACGTCACGATGCTAAACCCTCGACAGGTAATCGGCTGGAAGTCGAAAGTTGAGGGCGGAAAGGTCATCCTCACTGATTTGCGCATTCGCGAAACTATCATCTTGGACGGGGATGATTACGGGCAGACAAAGCTCGAACAGATCCGGCATATCATGCCTGGTAAAGTCGAAATCCATCGGCGCAACAAGGGAGAAAATGGCGAAGCGCAATGGACACTCTACGAAGAGTGGAAAACCAGCCGCAGCGATATCACTCTGGTAACGCTGTACACCAAGCGAACCGGATTTATGCGCGGTTCGCCGCCACTCTTGAACCTGGCTTTACTGAATATCAAGCACTGGCAGAGCCAGAGCGAGCAGGACAACATCCTGCATGTTGCCCGCGTACCGTTGCTGGTGGCTTATGGGCTGGCAGAAGGTGAAACGTTAACGATCGGCGCGTCTTCAGCAACACGTTTCGAAAACCGCGAACGGCAGGGGCTTGAATACGTCGAACATACCGGAGCAGCCATTGAATCTGGTGAAACATCGCTGGAAAAACTGGAAGATCAGATGCGGCAGGCGGGCGCCAAACTGCTGCGTGCCGAGAACACCTCGACCAAATCTGTTGACCAGACAAATGAAGAGCGCATGCAGGAGAATTCGCCGCTATATACGATGGCGAGTTCTCTGGAGGATGCCCTCGATAACATCCTGCAAATCATGGCGGAATGGCTTGGTGAAACTGAAGGCGGTAACGTTGATGTGCGCACAGAACTTGATATTTCAGCGCAGACCTATGACGCAACCGCGGCAACGGCTGTTCAGTCGCTGAGGCAGGGGGGCGATATTCGTCAGGTGGACGCTATTCGCGTACTCCAGGCGCTGAAATTCATCGACCCGGACGCTAATCCAGAAGAGGTTATCGATGAGCTCAGGAATCAGCAGGTAACTCTGCTAAGCAGCCTGAATACTCCTGGTGGTGTGAATGGCAACGTCAAATGAAAAACTTCGAGATGAAAGTCTGGCGCATGCAATCTGGGTGAGTCGATATAGTACCGGCGTAGCAAACAGGATGATAAAAATCCTCAATGAGAGCGACGCAGATCTTACCGCCAGGCTGCTGGTGGCGATGGATACCCTTGACGCTGATAGCTTCACTGTAACCCGCCTGGAATCGCTGCTTGCAAGCGTCAGGGAGACTAATCGGGAAGCAGTTCAGACTATGTATGCCGGGTTATCAACCGAGCTGCAAGGTCTGGCCCAGCATGAGGCTGGTTTTCAGCTCAGTCTGTTCCAGTTTGCTATCCCGGATGATGTGCTTGCGCTTCATCCGCTGGTGGGTATATCGCCAGATGCCGTCTATGCTGCTGCAATGGCCAGGCCGTTTCAGGGTCGCCTGCTTTCTGAGTGGGCAGACAACCTTGAAGCCGACAGGATGACGCGGATATCCAATACCGTACGGCAGGGCTTTCTGTTGGGCGATACGCATGAACAGATAGCCAAAAAGGTTCGCGGACACGCTAACCGGGGCTATCAGGATGGCGCGCTACAGATGAGCAGGACGAACGCGGGGAGTATTGCTAAAACAGCTGTAGGGCATCTTGCGGCGACGGCGCGTAAAAGCTTTGCGGATGCGAATGACGACATTCTGAAGGGTAAGCAGTGGTTATCCACTTTGGATAACCGGACATCGAAAGATTGCCGGGTTCGCGATTGCCTTAAATACACGCTGGATAATAAACCAATCGGCCATAAAGTACCGTATCTTCAGGGACCAGGCAAAATCCACTTTTGCTGTCGCAGCGTGGAAACCTACATCCTGAAATCCTCTAATGAGTTGGGTATTCAAATTGGTGAGGTTCAGAACAGTTCCCGCGCCAGTATGGATGGACAGGCCCCCGGCGATACTACATATTCCGAATGGTTGCAGCGTCAGCCATTTTCCCGGCAAAAAGAAATCTTAGGCGAGACTCGAGCAAGGATGATGCGTGATGGCGTCATGAAATATGACGACTTCTATAGTGACAAGGGCGAATGGTTGACGTTGGCCCAACTAAATAAACTCTCAGAGTTGAGACAAGCCGGGAAATCTCCCGGCTTTTCTTTGGGTGATGCACAGTCAGTAGCGGAGATTGAACAGGGTATGCGAGGAATTATTGCCGATGAAATTCGCTTCCCTGAAGAAACTACGCTGGAGTCAGCACGTATTGCCGCCGGAGCCATGCAGAATGTTATTGAGCGGTTTCGCTTACCGCCAGTTAAGTATTTTGGAGAGGTAAGTGGTACGAGGAAAAGTGCAGCAGGTGCGTATTTTGAGGAAAATGCTGCTGTCCATGTTTCTCGTTGGGCGATGCAGTCCACTGAGTGGGATGCTATTTGTGAAAATAGCGCTACTTATGATTTCGTTTCTTCATTGTCGCTGGAAAGAATGTTGACGGTTTCGGATGCCGCTTTACTCGCAGCCGGGAACAATCAACTGAATTATGCAGCGATTTCAAGCGTTGCCGGCACGGTTACGCATGAAATGGGGCATCATCTCTATTACCAGCACATTGACGATTTAAGTCAACTTACTACAAAAGCATATAATGAAGGCTGGTGGCGACCTGTCAGTTATTATGCTTCCGAAAACGAACGTGAACTCTTTGCAGAAATTCTTACGATATTCATGCTGGGCAGTAAGGATGATTACCAGCGTATTAACCCGGAGCTACTCGAATGGCTGAAGAAAAATTCCCGTGTCTAAAACGGGCCAATGAGTTGTACCACTCCACGCCCAGGCCTGTGGATCTTCTGGACCAGTTGGAAGCATTGGCTGAGAAAGCAGGAAGTACGACACCTGAAGCAAGGATGATCGGCGGCCTGATTAGTGCCGCTATGATGGACGAGGCCAACGGCCATTCCTGACAATAATTTTGACTAACACAAGGCTGCCTCCGGGCGGCCTTTTTTATTGCCGCAATACCGGATGGTGAGCGGTGCAACGGTCGGATGACCTCGAAAAGGTACCAACATGAAACTGAAGACAGTTGAAGTAAATGGCAAGCACTATGCGGAAGTTGATGCTAACGGTTTGCCCGTGTACGTCCACGATGACGGCCAGGAGATCGGCTTTGATGCCGTGCAGGCAGTAGGAAAAATTTCCTCCCTGAATGGCGAGGCAAAATCTCATCGTGAAGCGAAAGAAGCTGCCGAAGCTAGCCTGGCTAAATTCGCCAAAATTAGCGATCCGGCGAAGGCGCTCGAAGCGTTGGAGATGATGACAAAAATCGACCAGAAAAAGCTGATCGACGCAGGCGCAGTTGACCAGGTGAAAGCGGATATCACCAAATCATTCCAGGCTCAGCTTGATGAAGCCACCCAGCGGGCGACAACGCTCGAAGGACAGCTCTATCAGGAAATGATTGGCGGGCGCTTCTCAGGCTCGAAATTCATTGCTGATAAAGTTGCGATCCCGGCGGACATGCTACAGGCCCGCTTTGGTCAGTCTTTCAAAGTTGAGGATGGCAAAGTCGTTGCTTATGACGGCTCCGGCAACAAAATATACTCCCGCTCCAAGCCGGGCGAACTGGCGGTCTTTGATGAGGCGCTGGAATTTCTGGTGGAGCAGTACCCTCAGAAAGATCACATTCTGAAGGCGAGTGGTAATCAGGGAGGAGGCTCTCGTCAGTCTCAACACTCAATCGGGCAGAAAACGATGAAGCGCGATGCGTTCAGCAGTTTGAGCCCGACAGATCAGCAATCGACCCTCAAAGACGGCATCACCATCGTCGATTAATTCATTGCCAGCCGTCGGATAGCGGCTGGTGCCAGAGCTGGATAGCTCAAACAACCCTAAATTTTAATTTCGAAGGAATCCATACACATGGCTAACACGCTTACCGGGTTGATCCCGACTATCTATACCGCTCTGGATACTGTGTCACGTGAGCAGGTTGGGTTTATCCCTTCCGTATCACGTAATGCGAAAGCAGATGCAGCAGCGAAAGGGCAGTCAGTTACTGCACCAGTCGCACCGCCTGCAACGACCGTTGACATTGAACCGGGGGCTACGGCGCCAGATGATGGCAATCAGAATATCGGAAACGTTGAAGTTAAGATCACCAAATCCAAAATGGCCCCGGTCAAATGGAACGGTGAAGAGCAACTGGCGCTGGGTCCAGCAGGTACCTACAACACTATTCTTGCGGATCAGTTTAAGCAGGCGTTTCGCGCGCTGTCTAACGAGATGGATGCCGATTTGGCGGCGCTGTATTACGCCTCATCCCGTGCTGTTGGTACTGCGGGTACAGCACCGTTTGGTATTGCCGGTGATTTATCCGATGCAGCAAACGCGCGACAGGTTCTTTCAGACAACGGCTCACCGACGACTGATTTGCAGATGGTTCTGGGCTCCTCTGCGATTGCGAACCTTCGCGGTAAGCAGTCGGTGCTGTTTAAAGTGAACGAATCGGGTACTGATGCCTTACTGCGTGAAGGTATCGTGGGTCGCCTGGAGGGCTTTAACATCCACGAATCCGCACACGTTAAGAAACGTGCAGCATCTGCTGCTGCCGGATACCTGGTCAATGACGCGAAAGATGAAGGCGACATTCTGATTCCCATTGATAGCGGCGCGGGGGCCTTTGCTGCCGGTGATATCGTGATGTTCGACGGTGACAGCAATCAGTATCTGGTGGCCGCGGCTACTGCTGCAACTATCACCCTGGCAGCTCCGGGCTTACGCCAGGCGCTGGCCGACAACACCGCTATTACTGCGACCGGCCCCTTCACTGCCAATATGGCGTTTGATCGCAACGCATTCCTGCTGGCGTCCCGAACCCCGGCAATGCCGCAGGGTGGCGATACCGCGGATGATGTTATGAACGTTACCGACCCGGTCTCGGGCATCACTTACCAGGTGGCGCTATACCGTCAGTACCGCCAGGTGCGCTACGAAGTTGGCCTGTCATGGGGTGTGGCGGCAGTGAAAACGGAACATTCGGTTCTGCTGTTGGGTTAACAATCAGGGGCTTCGGCCCCTTTTTTAGTGGAGGGCCAATGGCCGGATTAACTAAAGAACAGCGCGCTCAACGAGCGGCGGAAAAACTTGCTGCCGAACTTGCTGCAAAAAGCAATTCTGAGCAGCAGGAGCAGCAGGAGCAGCAGGAGCAGCAGGAGCAGCAGCAGGAGCAGCAGGAGCAGGATTATCTGGTTGCTATGGTCACTGACTTTCCGGCATTTCCCGGCGCTCCAACAAATGCTGACGTACATCCTGATGAGGTTGAAAACTGGAAGGCGCTCGGCTGGAAAGAAACGGAGTAATAGATGCTCACCTTCATAACTGTTGAAGACGTCAATTCCATTCTGGGAGATTCCTGGACTGATGAAAGCAAAAAAGTCAGGTCTGTATTGATGGCTAACACCTGGATGAATGGTCTCAATCTGAAGCTTCCGTGCAATAAGGCTACTCACGAAACCATTATTCCTGACGATGTGAAGCAGGCTGGCGCCTATGCGGCACTGGCTGCATCAAATGGCGGGCTGTATCAGCAGAAAACCGATTCTGGGGTGCTGCTGAGTAAGACGGTTGATGCTGACGATGTTTCTGTTTCAAAGTCCTATGCCGAGATCGCCACCAATAGCACGGCATTACTCGATTCCGACCTGCAGCTTGCGCTGGCCATGCTTATGCCATATGGCGTTAGTAAGTCGCAGGTGCGGTTGGTCAGGGGGTAGGTAGCATGGGCATACGTGACGAGCTACAAACTGAAGTCGCCGCAGCATTCGATACCGACCTGCAGGATGCTGTTAAGGATTTCACTGGAACATACACCGTTCGAGGTGACTGGGATCCGGTAACGGAAACCGGCAGTGAAACGCAGGTGACGTATTCAGGGCGCGGTGTTCTGGCGCGGTACAAACTCCGTCGTATCGATGGCATTAATATCCTGCACGGTGACCTGAAATTAACCGCCCTGGTTAACGAGGTGACCGATAGGCCAGCAGTCGGGCACTTTGTCACGGCGCCGGAACCGATAACTTGTGTACCTCAGCGTTATGAGGTCATAACCGCCGCTGTTGATTCCGCTGGTGCTGCGTATTCCATCCAGTTACGGAGGGCGTGATATGGCTAAGGGCTGGAGTATTGACCCGGCAGCATTCGCCGGGCTGGTGGCCGATGACGTGAGGTTGCGGCAGCGAGCCATCGCTACACAGTTGCTGAATGAAATCGTGAAACGGTCTCCTGTCGGCAATCCAGAGTTATGGGCGATTAACGCTACCGCCGTCGAGTACTCCAAAGCGGTTGGAGAATGGAACGAATCGCTCTACGACAACCCGGATAATCTGACCAAAACCGGGCGACTCAGGAAGAAAGTACGTGTTAACGACAGCATGGATATCAAACGCCCGGCAGATTATCGTGCGGGTACGTTCAGGGCTTCGCATTTCGTAAGTATCGGATCACCGGATTACTCGGTTCCAACAGAGGAGGACCCGCGCGGAACGACGACATTTCTCAACGGTAAAAACATCATCGATCAGGCTCCGGCCTACTCAGTGATTTATATCCAGTCAAACCTTCCTTACTCCGTACCTCTGGAGAACGGGCATTCAACGCAGGCTCCAGCGGGCGTCTATGCAGTTTCATTTAACGGTGTCGTTCAGGCCTACAAATGACCCTTACAGAAATCAGAAACGCTGTCATTTCCCGAATGACGGCGCAGACCGCTATTGCTTCTGATGGGGTGGACTATCCCAACGGACCGCTATTTGATCCGAGTGGCCGCGATATCTGGGCACGCTTCACCAATATTTCAGGGCAGGCGGGAGCCAACGAAACCGGGAACGGGCCGGTAGTTCATCGAACCGGTGTACTTATCATTCAGCTATTTGTACCGGTCTACACCGGCACGATTCTGCTTACTCAAACAGCAGACCAACTAACGGAGCATTTTGAATTCCAGAATGACGGACGACTGAGTTACTTCGCTGTATCGGCAATCCCGGCGGGCGAGGCCGACGGCTGGTCTCAGCTCAATCTACATATTCCTTACCGCGCTCTGTAGCGCTTAACTTCGATGGAGGTGACCGCATGTCGAGCGGCGCTAAGGTACTCTCGGCCTTTATCCGGGAGACGACACCAGGAATTACGCCTGCTGGCGTCTGGAATCTTCTCAAACGTACCAATTGGGGCGTTGGCCCGTCCCAGAACACCAACGATAACGATGAGATTGGTGGAACCCGAATGGCGCAGGGCGCTACGCTGGGGACGGTCGATGTTGGCGGCGATGTCGGGGCAAAATTCCGCTATGGCCAGCATGATGACTTTCTTGCTTCGTGTTTTGGCGCAGAGTGGGCAAGCAATGTGCTGACGATGGGGAATGACCGTATTTCCTTCTCTCTTGCGACATACGCTTCGGACGTTGGCATTGCCTCTATTGTTCGTGGCGCGCAGGTGAGCGTGTTCCAGTTGGAAGTTCCGAATGATGGCGACGTTACCGCGACAGTCACATTCGCCGGGCTGGGTTGGGACTCAAAAGCAGACGATACGAGTTACATCACAGGCACACCTGCTGATAATGCTGGCGAGTTGCGTTATTCGTTCAAAGAGGTCACTGCAATTAACCTGAATGGCGTCGATGGTGGTGATGGTTTCTGTATTGATACCTTTAACATCAAGTTTGATAACAACGTTCAGACTCAGCGTTGTATCGGTACCGGCTCACCGTATGCCGGGGCCAATATCCCGACTACGTTCACGCCGTCAGGTTCGATCACTTTGTCGTGGTCAAAAGCAGCGTGGGAGGTCTGGAGTAAAACGCTTACTGGCGCAACCGTGCCATTCAGTTTCACGCTGGCGAACGACGAAGGGCAATACACGTTTAACTTCCCGAAAGTGCAGGTCTCTGGCGACTGGCCGGATGGCGGCAATACCGACATTATTCAGGTTCAACTGGATATCACTGCAGCTGACGAGTCGCCGACGATTACCCGCGCTGTTACCGCCCCTGCCACGGCAATCAGCGTAACGCCAGAAACTTCATCAGGTGATGTCGGTACTTCCGTCACGCTGACAGCGAACCTTGCCCCGGCTGGTGCGACTGATGCTGTGCAGTGGGAGTCATCAGATCCGACTGTCGCAACGGTGGTATCGACAGGCCCAAAAACCTGCCAGGTAGTCAGAGCCGGCGCCGGCACCGCAACGATAACCGGTAAAGTGCGAGGCTTCACCGCCACCGCCGAGATTATCGTAACTGAACCATAAAATTTCCCTTGCCCGTTCCGCTCTCCATGGTGGCGCGGGCTTTTTTCATGCAGGAGTTTTTAATGATTATCCTAGCCCCACGAATTGATGTTGGTGGCGAGCGCTGGTTCACACCACTGAAAGGTCTGAAACCCATTGAAGGCCTGAAACTGCTCGTCAACAGCATTGATAACGACCAGTATCGCTCGCGTAATGCTCTTATCCGTCGTCATATTGAAAAAATGGACGCCAGTTACCAGGTTGGAACCAGCGAATTTAGCCTGTCAGCGGTCGGGGAAATAGACTCTGCTGATGATCTGCTTATCGACAACTGTGCGCATTACCTGCTCAAAGACTGGAAGGGCGTTGGTGAGTTTGTTGATGGCGAAGAAGTTCCGATTGAATACACGCCGGAACGCGGAGCTGCACTTCTGAAACAGGAGCCAGCGATTTACTGGCAAATTCTGGCGGAGGCAGCCAGCATCGCCCAGGGCAAAGAGCAGCAAAAGCAGGAAACCGTAAAAAAGCCATCGAAGCGCAGAAGTGGCTGAGTGAATTCGGCGGGGAGCGGGGTGAAAAGGCAAAGTGGCGAAGGGAGAAATTAAAACTCCCGCCAATTCCTGAGCCTGAGATTGATGCTGTAACGGGGGAGATACTCAACGCTTACGCAATGATTTCTCGCGGCAGACAGTATACCGGAATGGCTGGCGTACCGCTCCCGTTGTCCCTGCACGATATCGAGCGCTATCTGGCCTCACGTTCTATCCTGATTGACCGCACAGAGTTTGATGCTTCGATACTTGCCCTCGACGATGCCTGGCGGGATGAGTGGGCGAAGGAACAGAAAGGAAGCAGCAAGAAGAAATGAGCCTCGGTACAGTCCGGGGCTTTTTTATACCCGCAACAAATCGTGCATTCGCGTGCGCATCTTCCAGCAAGAGCTTTCCGTAGTGTGAGTCTGAGACAGGGTGGTGGATTTCATCGTACCGCTCTTGGCTGCCCATGTCTGGCCGCGTTCCCCGTCAAAGGGCAAATGAAGTTACTGTATGCGGCGGCATGAGCATGAATAACCGAATTGTTGAATGCGCCTCCAGAGCTGGGCGAGACTTCTCGGAGTTCATGAAAGGCGAGAAGAACATGGTGGAGGCGCTACGGTTTGCTGAAGAATTCACAGAGCAGTTACGCATTTACGGCTGCGTTAATCACCACTTTATCAAGTTCATGATGCTGAAGGCGATAATGAAGGTGTTCGACGATGTACAGCGTGAGGAAAAGCGTGAAGATCGCCGACGCAAACGAGCGACAGAAAAATGAAGACTGAACACAACCTCGCTCTGGCGGGGTTTTTTTACGCCCGGAGAAAGGTAAATGACCGAACAAACATCACGCCTTGCTATTGTTCTGGATAGTTCCGGGGCAAAGAATAATGCCGATAATCTGGCGACGGCGCTGGCTAGAATCACCCAGGCTGGCGAGCAGGCGGAAAGGTCAACAGACAGCCTGAAGCATGAGTTCATTGATTACAACATAGTGCAAAAATCTGTTTCCAAAGAGACGCGGAACCATCGCCAAGAACTGAGTGAGCAACAGAAAGCTCTTGCAAAGCTAAGGGACCAGATTGACCCGGTTAGTGCGGCCTTGGATAAGCTGGATGACAGATATCAGGAACTCAAGAAATACCAGAAGGCTGGGATTCTGCCGGATGACGATTTCGATTATCTGGCATCTAAGCTCCGCGAGACAGAAAAAGCAATCAATGGTGAGGCGCTGGCTGAAAGAGCTGCTGCAAAAGCCAGAGATAAGCAAAGCGCGTCACTTCAGCGTCTTTCCGCTCAGCTTGACCCGATAGGTACGGCATTTAAAAGGCTGGCAGACCAGCAGAAGCAACTCGACAGCGCGAAGGCTTCTGGTATGTTGTCGCCGGAAAGATACGATGTGCTTTCTTCCAGCCTTGCGACTACCCGTAAGCAACTGGAAATCACCCAGGATGCAATGAAGAAGACCGGGGTCACGTCCCGCGCGATGGCGTACCAGATGCGCATGATCCCAGCGCAAATGACCGATATTGTCGTGAGCCTCGCTTCCGGTCAGGCTCCGATGACGGTCTTATTGCAGCAGGGCGGTCAGCTTAAAGATATGTTCGGCGGTATCGGGCCAGCGATTAAAGGAGTTGGCGGATATGTGGCGGGGCTGATTAACCCGTTTACTCTGGCGGCTGCGGCGGTCGGTGTTCTTGGTCTGGCCTATTACAAAGGCTCTAAGGATCAGGATGCGTATAATAAATCCATTATTCTTACAGGTGGCTATGCTGGTAAAACTGCCGGTGAGTTGCAGATAATGGCGAAGTCGCTTTCGACATTTTCAATATCCCAGAGTCAATTTGCTGAAAGTATTGCAAAGGTCGTTGGTACAGGCAGCTTTTCAGGCTCCAGCATTATGATGATAGCCGATACTGCTGAAAAAATGCGGGACTCGGTAGGAGTGTCAGTCGATGACACAATAAAACAGTTCCAGCGCATTCAAGACGACCCAGTAAATGCTGTAAAAGAGCTTGATAAATCGATCCACTTCCTCACCGCTACGCAGTTAGAGCAGATCACCACTCTTGCCGAGCAGGGCAGAAGCCAGGAAGCGGCGAGAATAGCCATGGAAAGCTATTCATCTGCAATGCGAACCCGCTCAGAAGAAATTAAGGCTAGCTTAGGCTCACTGGAAACAGCCTGGAACTGGCTTGGTGACGCAGCAAAAAGCGCATGGGACAAAATGCTGGATATCGGTCGCGTGAAGACGACCAAGCAGCAAATAGATGAAATTGAGCGAAAACTTGTTGAGTTCCAGACGAATCCTGTAAGTAAGGGGCTGTATTTTAATGAGACCGGACTTACCGCTGATGACCTGAGAAATGAACTGAAGAAGCTGAAAGAAATTGATTTTCGCGAAAGCCTGGACAACGCCAGAGAGCAGGCAGATAAAAACGAAGAGGAAAGGAAAAAGCGCGAATTTAATGCGACAAAGAAACTCAACCAGCAATATGAAAACGAGGAAGAGCGTCACCAGCGCACACTGAATGAAATCAGAAATTCAGGGGCAAGTCAGGCGGCAATTGATCAGGCTATCCAGCGTGAAAATGCTCGTTATGAGAAGTCGCTACAGAAGGGAAATCGCGGCAGAAAAGGCAAATCTTACTCCGAAGACGCAGCAACCCGGCTACTCGACCAGATAAACCAGCAAACAGCCGCGATGCAGTCTCAACTGAACGCCGGCGACAAGCTGAACAGCGCTACACAGGCGCGAGTAAAGTTTGAACAACAGATTGCTGACCTCAAGTCTAAAACGCAACTCACCGCCGATCAGAAGTCAATTCTGGCGCGTTCTGAGGAAATCCTTCAGGCGTACAAAAATCAGGAAGCGTTGCAAAATTCGGTTAAGACGCTGGATGACTACCGGAAGATGCAGGAGCAGGTTCTAACAAAGGATGAGCAGACAAATAACCTTCTTAGAGACCGCCTCGAGCTTCTGGAAAAGGCAAAAGCGACCGGGCAATTGATGCTGGGAGAGTATGAACAAACCCGTTCAAATATTCTCGGTAGTACAACTGCACAGCTACCAAGTTCGGTAAAGAAAGTGACTGGCAGTCTTTCGCCTGTGGGGGGCGAGCTATCTGGTTCGTGGGGAGGCATTCAGCAACAATTGCAGGAAATACAGCGAGCGCAAATGGATTTAGATATGTGGCAAGCTGATCAGCTCGCTGCATATCAGCAAATGGATCTGACCACGAAAGAATATGAGCAAAAGATGTATGAGACGCGGAGATTGTATGCCGATCAGACGGCGGCGTTGAGCAATCAGAACTTCCAGATTCAGACCGCAGCCACTCAGTCTATGTTTGATAGTGTGGTTTCAATAGCGCAAACAGGATTTGGTAAGCAGTCAGGGATTTATAAGGCTGCATTTGCTGCAAGCAAGGCATTTGCGATTGCTCAGTCCCTGATTTCTATCCAGCAGGGTATTGCTATGGCAGCAGCCAATCCATTTCCTTACAACATTGCGGCAATGGCGTCTGTTGCAGCAGCTACAGCTAGTATTGTTTCCAATATATCGACAATTTCTGGCGTTGGCTTCGCAACTGGCGGCTATACCGGCCCCGGAGGTAAATACGACCCGGCAGGCATTGTTCACAAGGGCGAGTATGTTTTCGATAAAGCATCAACGAACCGGATCGGGGTGACTCAGCTTGATGCGCTTCGGAATGGTAAACCGCTTGATGCAACGCTCAGTAGGCCGGGATACGGAACGGGCGTTCAGAGTGTCAGCAACAACAACAGCAATACCACCATCATCAGCCCTACAGTCATAGTGCCTCCGATTACTATTAACGGCAACCCATCTGATTCTACCGTTATGCTTGTCCAGCAGGCAGCTGCGAAAGGGGCAAAGCAGGGATATCAGCAGGTGGCTCATGATCTTGCTAATGGGAGAGGTGACGTATTTAAGGCTCTCTCCGGCAAGTACAATGCGGGAAGGAAGATAGGTTGATTGCAGGCAAGGACGCCCCACATTGCCATGTACCCGGCCTGTGATAACATCAGGTTATGTTTACTGTTGGGGATAGGGATATGAAAAAATTATTGTTAGCGGCTTTTGTCGCTTCATTTTTGACTGGATGCGCTAATAATCAAGGGCAGGAAGCTATAACCGGAGTTGATCGTCATAGCGGAAGTAAGACGGTGTTAATGCAGCCACATGGAACTGATTGCAAAAGTATGCAGTGTATAGCAATTGGAGCTTTCTGGGCTGAAAGTGAGAAAGATACCGCCCTTCTCAATATTTCCCTGATGAACACTACTGATTTTGTTAGAAGTGCCTACTTCGAGATAGATGGCAAAAAGTATCAACTGCGTGATGGTGGCGATCTTACTCGTTATGAGCGTCCTTTAGCTAACTACTCAGCATATGCACAGTCCCGCAAGGATTACCTTGTGCCCTTAGACTTAATCAAGAAATTATCAACAGCTAAAAAGGCTTGGATTTTTGTTGAAACTGGTAGTGGCGTGATGTCGGATGCAATCATTGATTCACAAGGTGACAGCAAGGCGTTTTACGCCATGCAAAGATTTCTTAAGCAAATTCCATATTAAAGACGCATAGCCCACTCAGGTGGGCTTTTTAACAATTAGTGCCATTTACTTGATGCCCTCAAGATATCTCTAACTCACCATATCTACTCATACTTCATCGTATCTAATTGCGGGTAAGAGTCCATGACGCTATCCCGCTGCCGGTGATTGAAGAGCATTATTACACGGCAGCAGAGGCTGGACAGAAAATCGGCGTCAGCGCCAATAAAATCGGGCGCATAGCTAACGCGAACAACCTCAAAACTGAGCAGTAGGGCAAATTCTTTCTGGATAAGTCGGCTCACTCCACTAAGCAGGTTGAAGCATTCCGCAATAACACCAACGGCATTGAATCTCTTCGCCATCTGAACCATGGTGCTGATGTTGCCTGACGGATAACAAATTTAGGTCAAGAACCCGCTTAACGGTGGGTTTTTTATGCCCGGAGGAAAAGTGGCAGAAAAATACTACCCCCACGACTATCTCCCTATGCCGCTTCAGGATGGCTATGCATTTCAGCCAGTCAGTCCGTTAATGCGTACCGAAATGACAACCGGCCGTGCCCGCCAGCGCCGGGCATTCATTTCCACGCCAACACAGGCAAATGTGCAGTGGCTTTTTGAAACGGACATTCAGGCCCAGCTATTTGAGGCCTGGTACCGCGAAACGATCACTGACGGTGCTGACTGGTTTTTTATGCGACTACAGACCCCGCTGGGCGTTGAGTTCTATAAATGCCGGTTCACCGATATCTATCAGGGGCCGACGCTGGTCGCCCCGATTTACTGGCAGTTCTCCGCGACGCTGGAGCTATGGACACGTCCTGTTCTTGGCGATGGCTGGGCTGAGTTCCCGGATTACATCATCAACAGCAGCATCATTGATATTGCGCTTAACAGGGAGTGGCCCGAAGCATGACCAGCCCGACTTTAAAACGACTGTACGCCTCTTCCGGTGAAGAGGTCATTATCAAAACCCTACAAATCAACATCGGTGATGATGCTCTGTATCTCTGTGATGGCTATGACGACATAACCGCGACAACGGAAACCGGCGAAGAAGTGACATTTATCGCAAGCACCATCGACGTTGCGTTACCTGCGCGAAACAGCGACGGTACACAGGATCTGCAGTTTGCAGTCTCTAACATTAATGGCGAGGCATCGACATCCGTGCGTAGCGCGCTGGAAAACTTGCGTGGCGCCACAGTAACTTACCGCCAGTTTACCTCTGACGATTTAACCGCTCCCGCCGAACGTCCTTATACCCTGACGGTTAAAAACGGGTACTGGACCGCGACGCAGGCGCAGATTATCGCAGGGTACATGAACGTGTTGGATACAGGCTGGCCCCGCTATCGCTACACACTCCCGTTCTATCCTGGCCTTCGTTACATGAGCTAAGGAGTTTCAATGTTCAATCAAGATAAATACCTTTCAGTCACATGGCTGAAGGGCGGACGCGCTTACCCTGAACTTGACTGTTTCGGCATCGTGAATGAAGTGCGTCGCGATCTGGGGCTTCATGAATGGCCTGATTTTGCCGGAGTGACTAAAGACGATGGTGGCCTTGACCGAGAAGCAAAAAGTTTCTCACTGACTCTTTCCCAATGCGAGCCATGCGCTGGTGCAGGGGTTTATTGCTATTCCGGTTCAACGGTGACGCATGTTGCAGTCGTGGTGGATATCAACGAGCAACTTTATGTTGTGGAATGCAACCCAAAGACCAACGTGACCATCCTTCCATTGCCGCGCTTTATGCGTCGGTTTGTTAAAGTGGAGTTCTGGCAGTGACTATCAGAATTTATCCATCCCGGTTACCCGGCGAGCCGCTGGAAATACATGAACATGGCGCACTGACTCTTCATCAGTGGTTGTCGAGCAACGTTGATAATTATCGTTCAGATATTAAACACCCGATTGCGGTTGAAGTTGATGGCGAAAATATTCCCGCAACGGAATGGTTCGATTATGTCATAGCCCCATCCAGTGAAGTACGTATCTATCCGATCCCTTACGGGCTGGAGGCCGGGACAATTGCGTGGATAGCTGTTGCTATTTCTGCCGCATCCGTTGCATATGCGCTATTTTTTGCACCAGGCGCGGTCGATCCGGGAGGATATTCATCAGGAACAGGCAATTCACTCGATGTAAACCCGGCTAAAGCCAACCAGGCTAAGCTTGGGGAGCCGATTCGTGAGCTGTTCGGACGCCGCCGAATTTACCCCGATTACGTAGTACAGCCGGTAACCCGCTTCAGCCAGGATGATCCGACAGTGATGACCGTTGAAATGTTCGTCGCGCTGGGATTCGGACAATTTTCATTCGGCAAAGGGGATATGCGTGTTGGTGCCACGCCTGTTTCATCGCTGGGTGATAGTTTCGCGTACACCGTTTTTCAGCCCGGCCAGAATGTGGCTGGTGACCGCCGTAGCGAAAACTGGTTTAACTCCACTGAAGTTGGAGGCACCAGCTCTGGCGCCGGGCTGGATATGGCCCAGACGGCGCCGGACAAGGATGATGTTGTTGCGCAGTCACTGACGGTGTCTGGAAACACAATCACGTTTAACGGATTAAGCGCTGACGACGATACTGCAACAAACGAGCTGCCTGATTCGTGGATTGCTGGCGCAACGGTTGAGCTAATCGTACCCGATCAGTTTGTTGTAACCAACGATGGCGCATACAGCCGAATTACCAGTGACAATCTGGCGGAACTCGCCCCTTATGTCGGCATGCCGGTAACGCTCTGGTACAACAGCGTCGACTATAGCCTGTTTATCGCTTCGTATACGCCGCATGCAGACGCGACAGAGGAAGAAGAGGAAGTCACCGCCTCGGTAACGCTGGCTTATGAGAGTGACACCGGTACGCCTTTTACGGGTATTCCAGAGGGGGATATCAGGCTTTCCGTTTCTCACGCTGGATATCAGTACAAAATTTTCGACGTTGACGGCACAAGTGTGACTCTTCAGCGCTTGATTGACGGCGTTGTCAATAACACATGGCCGGGTTTCGTTGCGCGCACCGTGCTTGATTTTGACGCATCTGGCGTTAACCAGAATGATTCCTGGATGGGGCCGTTTCTGGCATGCCCGGATAATGAAACCATCGACATGTTTGAAGTGAATTTCTTCTTCCCGAATGGCATTTGCTGGTACGACAAAAAAGGGAGAAAACAAAACAGAACGGTTCGCTGGGAAGTTCAGTACCGCGTCTATGGCTCTGGTTCTGGATGGTTGAGCAAAACCGGCTCGTATAATACAAAAAATATAAATGGTCTTGGTTTTACTGAGCGCATCACGCTGAGTTCTCCTGGCCTTGTTGAAGTGCGATGTCGACGCACTAACGAGCAGGGACAGGATAACAGCCGCGATAATATGTACTGGCAATCGTTGCGTGGCCGCCTTCTGACCTCGCCGTCATCGTACGCTGGCGTAACGACGATGGGTGTCACGGTGGAAACAGGCGGCAAGCTGGCCGCTCAGTCCGATCGCCGGGTGAACGTGGTAGCGACAAGGATTTACGACACTGGCGCACCAAGAAGCATCTCTGGCGCCCTGTACCACGTTGGTAACTCGTTGGGGCTGGATATGGACACCGACGCCATTGATGCGCTGGAAAGTGCGTACTGGACGCCTGGCAATGAGTTTTTCGATTTCGAGACGACTGACAGCACATCTGCGCTGGAGGTTTTGCAGAAGATAGCCAACGCCGGGAAAAGTTATTTTCTGCTGACGGACGGGCTTGCTTCGGTTGCGCGTGAAGGCGTAAAGCCATGGTCCGGGGTTATCAGTCCGCATGAGATGACTGAAGACCTGCAAACTGCATTCGTTGCTCCCTCCGGTGACGATTATGACGGCGTTGATGTAACGTATATCAACGGAACGACCTGGGCTGAGGAGACGGTACAGTGCCGGACCCCGGATAATCCAACCCCTGTCAAAATCGAAGACTACACTCTTGATGGTGTGCTTGATCGTGATCGCGCGTACCAAATCGGCATGCGCCGGTTGATGAAGTATCAGCAGCAGCGGCTGACCCATACGACATCTACTGAGCTGGACGCACTTTGCTATAACATCGGCGACCGTATCGTGCTGACTGACGATATACCCGGTAGCCAGACGGTCAGCACACTGATTGAGTCGATGGCGTCTGTGGATGGCACAACGACATTCACGGTGACAGAGCGGCTTGACTGGTCGTTTCCAAATCCTCGCGTGCTGATTCGTTATCAGGATGGTTCGGCTTCCTCACTAATGGTGGCGACCAGTGCAGGTGATTACCGGGTTTCCGTACCTTACCTGGCGACGTTCGATGACATGATTCTTGATGATCCCGGCATTGAACCGCCACGCCTGATTTTCTGCGACTCTTCACGAGTGGGCTATAACGCTCTTGTCTCAGAGATAGCCCCGCAATCTGACGGCACATGTCAGATAACGGCGAAACAGTATAAACCCAGCTTCTACGATCACGACAATGCAACATATCCCGGCGATACAGCCTGATTTCACCTACTTAACTATCACCCGCTTCGGCGGGTTTTTTCGTTTATGAGGCTCATATGACGACTTATAACACCGGCAACTCGCTGGGATCTGCTGCTGCAAAAGACCTTAACGATAACGCGCAAAACATGGATTATCTGATGAATGACCAGGTGAATGATCGACGCAATGATCGTCTTGGACATTCCCGTAAAACCTGGCACGGTATGGAGTCAGCTCATGAGAAACAACTTGCCCGCTTTTCTGCTGCCTTTCAGGAATTTCTTGTTAAGTCCGGATATGACTTTCTCGGCGATTACGAGGACGGTCCTCTTACTTTCACTGCACGAAATCAGACAATCCGGTATCAGGGGCAGTTCTGGAGACTGAATACAGCAACGGATGTTCCATTCACGACACGCGGAACGGATGCCATAAGCTGGGCAGAGGATGTTAATCATCTGGTCCTGATGGACGCTGACATGCTGCGTCAGGAACTGGCACTACCGGATGGAGCCTGGCTGGTAGGACTGGGTGATTTGACGCTGGGTGAGATACTGGCTCAGAAAATCTTCATTATTGTCATTACCGGACAGTCGAATGCAGTCGGTGCAAATAGTGGAGGGCCTAATCCGGCAAGCGATAAAATCGTTATCTGGGATGGTGCAACGGGCGACTGGGGAAGCAGTGATTATACCCGTCCACCGCTGTCACGCTCCAGTCCGAACGGGAACGGCGGCAACAACAATATAGCGCTGGCATTTGCACATCGCCTTGTGGATGAGTTTAAGGCAGAAAAGGTGTTCATCATCTATGATGCGGCAGGTGGGCGTTCCATTGAGGACTGGACAGGGGAGGGGGTTAACTCAGTCCGCTACGCAGCGATAAAAGGCAAGGTTGAAGCGGCGCTGGCCTCACCGGAAATTGTCGCCACAGGGAAGACGAGAGTCGATATGGTTGTCTTTGCGCAAGGGGAAGCTAACGGACTGACAGATACCATTACGGATTACCGCAGCAAGCTTGCCACGCTGGACAGGCAGTTTCGTGCTGAAAGCTGGATGTCTGATACCACACCGATGTTTATCATGGGTATGAGCGGATTACACATGCGTTACCAGGTCTGGCAGGCGCAACTGGATTATTGTGAAAACCACAACCGCAACTGCATTTATGTGAACTCTGCAGGACTAAAGACACAATACGACGTTGATGGTGCGGGAGATTACACGCACTGGCTGGGTACATCCCTTTGGGAACATGGCTATTATCGAATCTGGCAAGCACTGCATGAACGCGGGGTCACACACCGCCATACTCTTGCAGCGTTCTCTGCCCGGGGGGCGGGTCCGTGGAGTGGCGAGGCCATCGCGCTGGCAAAATTTTCGAGCCTGGTAAGTGCAGGCTCCACAACGGGTGATTTTCCGGCGAACGGCCCTGCTGCGTCGCACGCGATTCACTGGGGTTATCAATGTACAGCTGCAAATAATGCGCTTGCTGGAGGGTATCAGGTAACGATGGAGTCCGGTGCGAGTTATTCTATAGCATGGGGCCGCCTGAATATGTTTGCTGCTCAGGCGCAAAACTCAGCAGCTTTCGGTTACGGCAATACCATTAATACTCCCTACGCTTTTGCCGGTGGGAGAGGACATACAATCGCAGATCCTTACTGCGCGGCACTTGGCGGATTCTCTGAATACAAAACCTCGCTGGCAGATCCTGTAAGGTTCCAGGTTGGCATCGGTAAGGCTGAGGCTTCGCCAAAAACCGGTTTTGCCGTATTTGAGTCAGGCAGGTCACTGTTCGCGGGTAACATTGATTTTAAAACGGATAATAATTCCTCTGTAGGGACGCCGAGCGCACGCGCGTCAGTTATCTATGCGGGTACTGCTGCAATCAACACCTCTGATATAACGACGAAAAAATCACGTGGAGCGTTAACCGATGCTGAATTACGGGCATGGGCTAAAGTGCCGCCGACAATTTATCAGATACTGGAGTCACTGAATGAAAAAGGTGAGGACGCGCGGCTACATGCAGGGCTGATTGCACAGGATGTTGCTACGGCGTTTGAATCTGAGGGGCTGGATCCGCGCCGTTACGCGTTGTTCTGTGAAGACGAAATATTCGAAGAAGTATTCGAACCTCAAATCAGGACTGTTTCACGTCAGAAGCGTGGGCCGGGAGTTATCAGGGAGTCCGGTATTGTTGACGGCGTAGAAGTTACGGTCGAGCGTAGAGTAGAAGACGCGCTTCAGTACAAGCTTGTTAATGATGAGTTCGTGCCAGAGATTGAAGAAGTGGAAGAGACAGTGATGATTCCGGTTCGAAAGTCAGCAGGGATACGCCTCGGGCTGCGTTATACAGAATGCCTTATTTTTGAAGCTGCTTATCAGCGCTCTGTCAGCACTAAACTGGCGGCGCGCCTTGATGAGCTTACTGTTCCGGCACGTTACGCAGCCAGGTGCGGGAACAGTAATAGCTAAAATCCAACCCGATCAGTATCTATTCCACTTTTCCGACGAACATATCAGGGCCAATCTGCTGGATGTCTATGACACTACCGGGGCGGGGTCAGTCCAAAAATGACTCTGAGGTGTCTGTTAAATCCGTGGCGATTCATCTCCTGTTCATCGTTCAGTTAGCTTTTATCCGTTTCCTCCACTTCTTACGCAGCATACATACTTCGGTGCTGGCCGAAGCGTCATACTTTCGTCGGTAATAAACTGATCGGAAATTAACGACGGAGCTAAATCATGATTGCGGTACTTTTTGAAGCTGACGCCCTGCCAGAGGCACAGGAAAGATATCTTCAGCTTGCTGCCGAACTGAAGCCTTTACTGTCAGACACGCCGGGTTTTATTTCTATTGAGCGCTACCAGAGCCTGAGCGCGCCCGGAAAAATTCTTTCTTTGTCATGGTGGGAAGATGAGGAATCTGTAGCAGGATGGAAGCAAAATGTTATGCACTTGGCAGCACAGAAAGAAGGTAAACAGTCAATTTTTTTATTCTACAGAATACGTGTTGCCAGAGTGTTCCGTGATTACTCTTCTGATAAGGAGGCACATCAGCATGTATGACATTCACGTCATTCTAAGCAATACTCCGGGTTCGCTGCCTCACTTGGCAGTGTGCTGGGCAAAAACGGTGTGCGCCCTGATGGATAGGCGCGCGTGGACAGTCATGGGGAGATTCTTCTTTCATGTCATGGGGCGTTGGCGGAGATGGAGAGAGAGCTTATTGTTGAGCGAACACGGGTTGGCTTAGCTGCTGCGCGCGAAGATGGTCGGATCGGCGGCAGACGGCCAAAGTTAAGCGCAGAAGAGTAGGCTCAGGCTGGAAGGTTGATTGCTGCAGGTGAGTCAAGAAAACGTGTGGCTATAATTTATGATGTCGGGGTGTCCACGCTATACAAAAAATTTCCTGCGCGGTGTTGAGAAGACGCCACGCGTCGTCGTATGCAAGAACGGGCGGCGGCGAACTGGCGAACGTTCGATAGTGCGAGTATTGAATGATTGCCAGTCCGCTTTGAGCGAGGAGCAGACATTGTAACTTTCGCAAGCTGATTTTGAGATAGGATGGCTTTCACTTGGCTGGCATTGTGTAATGCCGTCATAGAATATGCATAATAACTTTCTTCAGCGACTAACTATTCATCATAAAATCGATATTACTGTAGAGGACAGGCGTTTCTGGCCACATTGTCTCTACAAGGAAAAACTGAAAATGAGATTTATAACACTGTTTACATTACTTTTCGCTCTTCCCCTCCATGCCGAAGACCATGATTATGGTCCTCCCATCTCTAGATGCTTGAACAAACATACTATTCCCTATATCAACACGACGATTCCTGCTGAGAATATTGTTAATGATGCTTATAAGGAGTGCGAGGATATCGTTAATGAATGGAATAATGAGCGTGCATCCTTGCCCAAGGAAATGGTAATCAAGCAGAATAAGGAATTTAGGGAGATGTATGTCAGGATGATTGATACCCGCAGGAAAACAGATGTTAACAAAAGATGAAGGCTTTGTTTTACTTCATTTTGTAAAGTAGCGCTCTTAGGGCCAGGTAAAATCTCGCATTAAGCTTTCCTGAAAGGCAGTTTTGAGCGAAGATCGGGCATTTCCTTAAAAGAAAATTTAAATCTAATGTAAAGTAAAACTTAACATTAAATAGACCGGTCAAACTGAATGACTATAATTATTTTAATTTATAAAGTGGCCTGACTAAATATTTTTTTCAAAGCTTCCCTAACAATATACACCTTGGTTGCATCAGAAATTCTACCACCATGTGCTCCTGCCTTTTTGAACAACTCACTGAAAATTTCTTTGATAAGAATTTCATTAACTGCCATTTGAGTTTCTTTATTATATTTATCCATTTCCTGTTGGATTAGTCTTAACATGCTTTCCATTTCAGTAGGTTGCTCATTCATCCATTCAATAAGCGCAGATTCATTAGCAATATCTGGGCTTTCTCTATGGCATTTATTGCATAGCAGAATATAATTTGAGACATCATTACTTCCGCCTAGTGAGTGAGGGATAATATGCGCCCTCTCCAATTTTGAGGATTCGCGGCCACAGCAGACACATACATTGAAATCACACGCATTATCATAGCGCGTATCATCCAAACCTCTTTGAATTCCATTGTCAATCCAGTACTGCCAGATCTTTTTTTTACTTGGTGCGTTTTGTCTAGGAACTACTGCCATATTACTGCTCCTCAAGAATTCAAACAGTTGATTAGAGATCAGCTGACCTGCGCCCTATAGATTAACACACTACGCTGTTAGCAACGTCCGCTCCTGGCACAGAGCTGACGTGCTAACTAGGCCAAAGGTCAGCTGTAGAGCGGAAGCGGACTTAATGGTCTTAACAGCTATATTGGCCTATTTTATAATTTACGGCCTACCCGTTTCTACAATGATTGCGCATGGAATAGTTGTCATTAATTAATTTTTGGATTTTACTTATTCTTTTTCCAGATCTAAAAATGATCATAAATTGCCAAGAAAATATAAATGTCATAAACATAAAAAAGATCAATCCTATTGTTTTAAAAATTATCTCACCGAATTCAATAAATCCTACGCCTCCCATCGAACTTGCCCTATCAATTGATTTCATCATTTCAAGCATAAGATAAACAGATGTAAAGTAGCATATAGATAAAGACGAAAAACAAATGAGCATGCTAATTAACCTACTAGTTAATGTGTTATATGTGTCTGAATACCCCACTACAATACGATTGTTACTCTCTGAGAATTTAAGAATATCAAGTAATTTTCTACCAAATGAAAAAAGCTGGATGATTTCCAATGCATTATTATAATGGAGTAGTTTTTTTAAAATATTGAATGGGATAGGTCTGCTGTTATGTATTCTAGATACACACACTTGGATTATATAAGGAGTTGTTCTCTTATTACTTAGTTCTTTAGAAAGAGTATCAACAATGCCAGTTTTATTCCTATTATTACCATGAATAAAACTCACCCATAATGAAAAAAATGAGATAGCTATAGGGAGAAAGGCAAAAATAAGAGATATTTTCATCAGAAATCCTAAATTTTCAATTAGAAAGTTATGAAATTCGACAAGAGACGCCCAATAATATAACTCTTAACCACAGATAAATGCTATGAAAATTTGTTAATGTCACTGATAATAGGTAGGTTGACAGCAATGACCTGCCCGTCGCTTATTAAAGCAACTAAGTGTGAGCAACTTCCGCTTTTGGCACAGAGTGGACTGTCAGGTTAGGTTTGGCTCTGTGCCATAAGACTGCCAGCTCAGGTCTGAGCTAATACAACTCAAGCGATATGATGGTTCAAGGCGTTTAATCTGAAACCAGCCACATATCAGCCTCTTCAAACATTTCCTGAACAGTACGGCTTATCTGTTCCTTCTCATGCTTGCTGGCGTCAGTGTTGATCGCCGGCAGCGTCATCATCGGTTTAACCCGGACATCAGCATCGGGGAAAATCCGGTGAACCCTCTTGGTCAACTCGCCCAGAATGATATCTTTTGCACCGGGCAGACCATCAAAATTCCTTTTGTCATAAACGAGTTCCACGAACATTGCTTATTGCCTCTTTACTGGATGGATACACAGTATTTATACTGTTTTTTTATCCAGTATTCAAGAAGGGGTTAATGATGCCACGACGTAGCGATATTGAAATAGCCTGGCATGCTTCGATACAGCGAGAACCGAATGGTCGGAAGACTGTCACCACACAGCGGTTTGTCCAGGAACTGGGTAAGGTTAACTGGCACTGGACGCCGAAGCAGGCCAACGATTGGATAGAATGTTATGTGACAACATTCCGCGATGTCTCCACGCAGGAAGGCGAGAACCGAACCTTTCAGCTGTTCAATCCAAACGGAGGACTATAGCCATGGGGTTCCCTTCACCGGCCAGCGATTACGTTGAAACGAGGATCTCACTCGATCAGCAGCTTATCAGCCAGCCAGCAGCGACTTACTTCATGCGGGCATCGCGTTCACATTTCAGGGAAGGGATACTCCAGGGAGCGCTGCTTGTGGTAGATGCGTCACTTACTGCCTGCGATGGTTCACTGCTGATATGTGCAATCGACGGGGAGTTCAGGATCAAGCGATATCGGACTCATCCTCAACCCCATCTGATTAATCTGGAGAGCGGGAGAAGGGAGGCGCTACCAGTAGATGATGACGGTTACGGTTCTGCACCCGCTATATTCGGGGTGATTACTTACATCATTAATGATGCCAGCAATGCGGAGTTTGATGACTGCCCGGTGATGTAGATAGAAACACATCATGGGAAAGAATAATTATGCTCAATTGGTGGTTATTTGACCATTTATGATCTTGGTAAGATTTTAGTTAAAAATATTAGATATCAATCACAAAGATTTAATGACAACCATCTTTGTAATGACTATAAATTTACCCACTCGCTAAGGATATAGCGTATCCAATATGCACTGCTGTGTAATTACGGGGTCTGTTGATGTCAGCAGACACCCGGTTTTTCATCATCAACTACACAGTCACTGTACTGCCAGGCAAATTTAAAAGTTATGGTTGTGTTTCTCCCCAGTTATTCCCCGGAGTATCCCCCGCTCAGAAAACAGACATAAAAAAGCCGTAACAGGCTGGTTCTTAGATGATTTTTGGTCGGCACGAGAGGATTTGAATCTCCGATCTCCCCATGACGACGAGCCGCCGTCTTAAGGGCTGCTATGTGCCCAGAAGCAGACGCTGGTCATTCGTAATCAATATTGCTTCAATTAACGTATATCCCAAGTCTGATGCAGATTATGCAAATTTAATGCCCCAAGAAGTGGAAGGCTGACTAGCTAAGGAGCCCTTTAAAAATATGAATATATAAGATGATTTGTATCGAACCTCGTTGCACCATGCGTTCCGATTAATGCCGCATTGTCAGTTGAACTTTGCTACTCTATGAGTGGTAGTACCCTTTATCCAATGCGGATTTAAATTAATGGAATAAATGATTATGAGTGAAAATGATATAATCCCAAAGAAGTCTAAAAGCCAGATTAACAAAGCAGTATTCTTTACATCTGCTTTGTTAATTTTCCTTCTTGTCGCCTTTGCCGCCGTATTCCCGGATGTTGCCGACAAAAATTTTAAACTACTTCAACAACAAATCTTCACGAATGCCAGCTGGTTCTACATCCTGGCTGTGGCCCTGATTTTACTGAGTGTCACGTTCCTGGGACTCTCACGCTACGGCGATATCAAGCTGGGCCCGGACCATGCGCAGCCTGATTTCAGCTACCACTCCTGGTTTGCGATGCTTTTTTCGGCAGGGATGGGGATCGGCCTGATGTTCTTTGGCGTTGCCGAACCTGTGATGCATTATCTTTCGCCCCCCGTCGGCACTCCAGAGACCGTTGCGGCAGCGAAGGAAGCAATGCGTCTGACCTTCTTCCACTGGGGCCTGCACGCATGGGCAATCTATGCCATTGTGGCGCTGATTCTGGCGTTCTTCAGTTACCGTCACGGTTTGCCTTTAACGCTGCGCTCCGCACTCTATCCCATTATTGGCGATCGCATATACGGGCCTGTAGGCCATGCGGTTGATATTTTCGCTGTTATAGGCACGGTCTTTGGCGTTGCTACATCGTTGGGTTACGGTGTTTTGCAGGTGAATGCCGGTTTGAACCATCTTTTCGGGATACCCATTAATGAAACTGTGCAGGTCATTCTGATCGTGGTCATCACGGGGTTAGCGACGATTTCAGTGGTGTCGGGCCTGGACAAGGGAATACGCATCCTGTCTGAGCTCAATCTGGGCCTGGCGTTGTTGTTGCTGGCGCTGGTCCTGTGTCTGGGACCAACCGTGCTTCTGCTGAAGTCATTTGTGGAAAATACGGGCGGTTATCTTTCAGAACTGGTGAGTAAAACGTTCAACCTTTACGCGTATGAACCTAAGTCGAGCAACTGGCTGGGAGGCTGGACATTATTGTATTGGGGATGGTGGCTTTCATGGTCGCCGTTTGTGGGGATGTTCATCGCACGGGTATCCCGCGGCCGAACCATTCGCGAGTTTGTCACCGGTGTGCTGTTTGTTCCTGCCGGCTTTACGCTCATGTGGATGACGGTATTTGGTAACAGCGCGATCTATCTTATTATGAACCAGGGGGCGACTGACCTCGCCAATACCGTTCAGCAGGATGTTGCTCTGGCCCTGTTCAATTTCCTGGAGCATTTCCCGTTCTCCTCCGTACTGTCATTCATTGCAATGGCGATGGTCATTGTCTTCTTTGTCACATCTGCTGATTCGGGGGCAATGGTTGTAGATACTCTGGCATCAGGTGGGGTGGCAAACACACCCGTCTGGCAGAGAATCTTCTGGGCCTCGCTCATGGGAATTGTTGCTATTGCGCTTCTCCTTGCAGGAGGGCTAAGCGCGCTGCAAACGGTGACAATAGCAAGTGCATTACCCTTCTCAGCTATCTTATTGATATCCATATACGGACTGTTAAAAGCCCTGCGTCGGGATTTGACTAAGCGTGAAAGCCTGAGCATGGCGACTATTGCTCCGACGGCTGCACGTAACCCAATTCCGTGGCAGAGAAGGTTGCGCAATATAGCTTATCTGCCGAAGCGTTCTCTTGTGAAACGCTTTATGGACGACGTTATCCAACCCGCCATGACGCTCGTTCAGGAAGAACTGAACAAGCAGGGGACGATAAGCCATATCAGTGACGCTGCCGATGATCGTATTCGACTTGAAGTCGATTTGGGCAACGAGCTGAATTATATTTATGAAGTGAGGCTTCGCGGGTATAACTCACCGACATTCGCCCTAGCTGCGATGGATAATGATGAGCATCATGCTGAACAACATCGATATTATCGCGCTGAGGTCTATCTCAAAGAAGGTGGTCAAAATTATGATGTGATGGGCTGGAATCAGGAACAGCTTATTAATGACATACTCGACCAGTATGAAAAACATCTGCACTTCCTGCACCTAGTTCGTTAA